AATGTTTCGGAAACCATGTAGAATCTTCCCCATAGTTTAAAAGATTGGTTGAAACAAAAGCAGAACTGGTTATTCTGCAACCCTTCTAATGCTTTAGTGGTTTTTAGCACTAGAGGGGAATCCAAATCCCCTAAAGAGTTCTGTGGTGGTTCTCTTTAGGGGGTTTTTGTTTTTAAATTCCATTTGCAATGTGTAGCGGAATATGCGATAGACTGCAAATGTTTTTTCCCCACCCCATTCATATTGGAAATACAAACAAAAACAAATCAATTCAAATATAATTGAGGAGTTCAGAATATACGCATTATTACAAACTCTGGATATTCTGCATATTCTGGGCGTATAATTATAAGATGGGGAGTCTAGGCGTATAGTATTATGTTATGGGTATTGTAGGCGTATATTAAAAAAGTTTATTTTTTTCTTGACAGGAATATGATTTTTGTGGTAAAATGATCCAAAGGGTCTTTGCATAAAATTAAATCTGGGCAGGCTCCGTCCCCCTTCGCTTGGTTTTCGCGTTGACCCCTTCCTTTATTCTGGAAATATCATAGCAGAAGGGTATCCACATGGCAAGAAAAAAAATCAATTAAAACAAAAAAAATTGATGTCTCTAAAATCGCTTAAAAATCGTTTGATTTATTTTTTAGGGGTAAGGGTGCGGAAAAGGGGTAAAACGATTCTAGGGGCATTTTAGAGCAAACAAAAAGGAATTGGTTTTTTGTGGTATTTAAAAATGGATTGTTTTTTTAATGTGTGGAAGATTGTTCTTGCAATGTGGGGGGATTTCTGGTTCAATTGGGGCATGATTCAAACCACATTGCAGGAAATAAAAAAAGCATTTGATTCGGGTTTCAATGTCATTGCATCAATCAAATTGAATAGACTGGAACAGACCAAAAAAGTTACAGGTCTTGAGTTTAATTCCTCTGGTTTCAAATTCAATCTGGAGAATGGATATTGCATCTTTGCGGCGGAAAGATGTTTTAACTACTACAAAGGGAATGATTTTTATCTCATTGAAAAATAAATTGATTTTTTCCTTGCAATGTGTGGGGATTTCCCTATGATTCAAACCCTCAAACCAAACCACCACCTATGACCATTGCACAACTCATAAACCATCTGAACACTATCGAGAACAAGGACAAGGAAATCCTATTCACCGATATTGCAACCAATTACAAATACAAAATATTCACGATTGATAAAAAGAATGGGGACATCATCATCGAAGATACAGAGGAGTAAACACATGAATGGTAAATTGATATTCAAAAACCTGCATGATCTTGCAGAGTTCATTGCACACTTGGAATACCAAAAGGTTCAGTCCAAGTGGATTGTTACAAGGCATCAGTATACCCAATGTTGGGAACTATGCTTTGAAGAATAAATTGAAAAAAAAGCTTGCAAGGTTCCATCCTTTCTGGCATAATAGCTCCCATGATTAAGGAATGGTTCCTTACTCATAACAAACCAAATCAAAAATAGACAAATATGATTAAGATCAATGCAATAGATAAACTCCGCGATGCCACTAACAATGGTTGCCGCTTCATGTCGTTCCTTTACACCTCCAAGGGAACTGGCGAAACCAGCAAATACCAAATCAATTTTGGAATTGATTACCATGCCGCCTGTGCAGAGGACAAGGTAGCCTTGGAATCCTACACCCCACAGGATGAACTGGAACAGACCGCAAAGGAAGAGATGCTCCAATCCTTAACCGAAACCCTCACCCTTGGGGTTTCATCCTCTTATACCAATGCTGACAAATTTGTTCCAATCGGAAAAGGAATGCGTCAGCACATCGAGACAAACGAACTCTATGTGTGGGGATTCGTGGAGAATAAACAGCAGGTTGCACCTCCTACCAATCCCAAGAAGGAAGTGAAATCCCGCCCACTCACTCTTGCAAAACGCTCGATTGAAAAGGCTTGCAATTTCAAACGCCTCAAGTTTGGGCAGTTCATTCTCAATCCCACAAACATTGCAGGAATTGCAACCTGTGGGGATCATGTTGAAATTCAATAGGTAGTGGTTATGGGGCAATGGGGGTAACACCTCATTGCTCCTTTTCCCATTTTCCCCTACTCTTGGGGGGAATGAAAACCATGAGAATCGCACTACATCTAGCCTGTCTTTTTAGGAATCCCAAATGCTGGAGGTTTTATATCTCTGGTATTTTGAGGGAGTTATTCTAAAGACAAAAAATAAATTCATTTTTTCCTTGCAATCTTCGGGGAGATTCTTTAGTATGTTTCCCGTTATGAGCAATACCACCACCATCTGCGCCTCCAAAATCAAATGGAACAAAGGACATGGAACCACCAATGCAACTGATCTGTTTGGTTCTTGGAAAGCACCCCATGAGATCAAAGTCAAGTCACCATTAACTGGAAAAATCAAAACCTTCTCCCTCGATCCAGAGGAAGCAATGAGTGCAGAATATTGGGATGGGGAATTTGTTATCCTTCGTTCTGGTAAACTCTCAATCGCAATCTGGAATTACTAAAATGAAAAATAGATTCATTTTTTCCTTGCCAAGTAAACCACCATCTGCAATAATACCACCCATGAAACTAAAAAGCCACCAAGTCACCAAGGCAATCGTTCGACTCTATGAGAAAGAAATCTCTGCACTCAAGATGGAGATTCGGATTCTCAAACTACGAGATGAACATGGTCTTTTACCCTTCTATCAAACCGCACTAGAAACAATCAAAAAATAACTCCAATGATCAATCCAACCACCATCACCAACTACGACCGCAACCAAAGGGAACTGGAAGAATTTCTTATGTTCGCCATTATGGTTGCAGGAAAATCCGCCAAGCAAACCGCACAAAAATTGAATCTGTTTTTATCCAAAAGGGAAAACAATGAATCCCCCCTTGAATATGTAGATGCTCTACTACATGAGGAATTAGGTATCAATCTCGAACAGGCAATGCGAAATGTCCGCCTTGGGCAATATGGCAGACTCAAAAAAGCATTTGCTGGTATTCTCCAATTCCAAGGTCATCTGCATGAAGTCTCTGTGGAGGATTTGGAAAGCATTTATGGTATCTCTAGTAAAACATCGAGGTTTTTCCTCTTGCATTCAAGGCCCGATCAAAGATTGGCAGTATTGGATACCCATTTGCTTGCCCACATGAGAGAAGATTTGGGAATGGATGTTCCAAAATCAACCCCAAATAAAAACAAATACAAGGTATTGGAACAAAAACTTTTGAAGGTTATAGATGAAAGTGGAAAGACCTTTGCGGAATATGATTTAGATGTTTGGAAATCTAGATCACAAAAACTTAGCACCCTTTGAGCAATTTTCAGATGCCCATAATGGTTGTAAATTAGTGTAATGGAAACATTTTTCAATTTCAGTAATATTTGAAAAATCAAATAATGCACAAGGCTTTATATGGTCAATGTGCCATTCACCATAATTATCCCAACTCATTCCCTTTTTAAATTTTAATTCTAAATACTTTTTAAGTGTAATCATATCACATCCAAGCATTTTTAATGTTTTTGGTTTAATATTAAAGGAATTAATTGATTTTAAACACCTCCAAAGTCTTTTCGATAAATTTCTCCTCATTCGATATGCTACATCATGTTTTCTTTTATTGTGATAATTAATTCTTTTCTTTCTAGTGTATTCGATTCGTTGATTAGCCTTTTCCTTTAATTTATCCTTATTTTCCAATCTGTATTTTTTATTATATTCTTTCATGTATGATTTTTTATCCCATTTTAAATCATCTGAAACTCTTTTATTATCGGCTTGACATTTCCTGCAACCATGACCCATAAGATGACTATTCGCCTCCTGCGCAAACTCTCCATGTTTTTTACAAATTATAGTAACTTTGTTTTTAGATAATGTGTAATTCGTTTTTGAGTAATCATATTTTTCACCATGACATATAATGGCATCTTTAATAAAATCTTCTGTATATTTTTTTAAACTCATATAATTATTTATACAAAGAACCGAAAACTCTTTGTTTCTTTTTTCAACAATATTCTCAAAAATAAATCTCGACATTTCAATTCAATTAGAATACCATCCTTTCAAGATTGGAATGGTTCCAATCTGAAAAACCACCAACAAACCAAATGAAAAAACTACTTAACTTCTTGTTTCCAATCAAGAAACGCACAACCTCGCTTCTTGCATTGTCGATTGAATCCTTCACCAATGAAACCCATCTTGAACAGATTTTCCGCCAAGGGAGAATCCATGAGTATTCCTACAAAGCAAGGTATCAAAAATGAAAACCATTGAATCCATTTTCCTTCCCATTGTCTCATGTGCTTTTCTCTATTCCATGTTCTCTCTGGTCTTGGAACTAGGGAAATATATTGAGCATAATGGATTATAAAAAAGATGAAAAATAAATTCATTTTTTTCTTGTAAAGAATATGATTCCAGACTACACTTCTTCTCAACGATTGATTAACCACCAATCGCAATCAACCAAACCAAAAACCACCACCATGTCCAAACTATATACCAAGAACCTAGCATCATTTGTCAGCAAAAGAATCAGCAGAGTAAAAGTTGCCAATGGCATCAAAGAAACAATGAAAGAAGGTAGTGTTATTCACTATCTTGGAGGAACATCCACGCAAACCCCATTCGAGAATAAGTTCAAGAATAAGGGTGCAACCTTCGTTCGATACGAGAGAATGAAGGCTATTGCCCCAAGTGGATACAACCAAGTCACATTCGACAAGCAAGGCAATGCCCACATTCCAGAGAAAGGTGAGAAGGGATACTTTGTGAATGATGATTTTTTCAATTCATTCTTTGAGATCAACAGCAAGGTTACAGGAAACGAAACCCATCTGTGGCTTGATTTCTGTGGAATGCCCAAAACTGATTTGCTTGAAATGCTTTACTACACATTCCTCCATGAGGATGCTGTGAATTTCAAAAGCCTCTACCTCACATTCTTCTTGAAGACAAGGAATTGTGAAGATGTGAAGAAGAATCTATATTGCAATGGGGAAAAAACAATCGAAGAAAAATCCAATACCCTTTTGAATAAGTTCAAAAGCATGGCAGGAGAGAATGTCGATTGCGAAATTTTTGACAACTACATGAATGGCAAAAGCCCCATGTGTGTAATCAAATTAGAAAGGAGAGAAGAAATAGAAGATATGGCTAAAACAGCATCAGTTGAAAACTATGTGAAATTGCACAAACGCGGATTCAGCAACAAACAAATTGCAATTTTCTGGAAGGCAGGAACCATGCAGATTGCAGGTTATGCCGCCAATGCAAAGCGCAAGAAAATGGTTTAATAGGATTTCCCCCTAAATCCCCCAACCCCACTCTTGGAAACGAGGGTGGGGTTTTTTGCATTAAAAATAGATTCATTTTTTTCTCGACACTCTCCACTCCTCTTGCTATGATACATCCACAATAAAGCAAAGGGTGAGCCTCGAACCAAAAGACAGGGCGAACAGGATTGAAACTCCGAGGGTAGGGTCTCCAACCCTGCCCAAATAAAAAAATAAAGGGGCGAATTGTATCATATTCCCTTGTGGGTTGTCAAGCACCAAATGAAGAAAAATAGATAAAAAATAAATTCATTTTTTTCTCGACATTTTCCAATCCATTCTTTATAGTCTTTCCCATGATTACTACTACCAATGACAGCGAGATCAACTCCCTCTCTCAACTCTCCACAGAGGAACTGGAAGGATACGATACCTTCCTCTCTCTTTTAGATACCACAGAGTATCAAGGCGGATTCTCCGAATAAAAAAATAAATTGAAAAAAGATTTGCTAATTTCCAAATAGAATATAATATCAATTTCAAGGTTGGAACAACTCCAATCTGAAAAACCCAAACCAAACCTAAAATAGAAAAACCAAATATATGGCACACGGACTCCAACTCCCAATCGACAAAGTATACAGCACATCCGAATACGGATATTCATGGCATCAACTTGATACCATTGTTGACAAACCCTCCATTGATATCGAGGACATTAAAGAGATTCTTCCTCCGATCATCGAGGTTCAAGCGGCTGCAAAACTCTCTGATGGAACATATAAGGATATCGAAGGACGCAAAATCCTCCTTGCTGATTATTCTGCTGTAAGGGATAATACAGACAACATGGAGGCACTTGTTCCTCTCCACATTCCAAAGAACTCTTACGGAGTTATTTCAAATCAACAATGGTTTGAATGCTTGCAAAAATCCATTGCTGGAACAGATTGCAAGATCACTAGTGCAATGACAATCCATGGTGGATTGAAATTCATTGCCTCTGCAAAGGTTGGAGACAATGTGCTGGAATTGAAACGAGCCAATGGTTCCACGGATAAAATCCTCATGAATCTTATCTTTGCAACTTCACATGATGGCACAATGTCTGGAATTGCATATGATTCTGGAGTGCGCCCAATCTGCCAGAATACATTCAATGCCAGCATTATGAGCAAAGGAGATATCAACTTGAAGGTTAGGCACACTAAAAATTCTGATGTTGCAATTGAAAACCTTCCTGCGGTCTTGAATGCAATCCTCACAAATCGTGTGCAATTGAAAGAGGTCTTGGAATATCTCGACTCCTGCAAGGTGGATCAGAATGATGCACTCGCAATGTGTGCTGGTTATTTCCTTCTTGATCAAGAGGAAAAGAAACTATCGACCCGTAGTCTCAACGCCGCCACAGAGATTGTCACTCTCTTCTCTCGTGGAGCAGGAAACAATGGGGAGACCTTGTATGACTTGTGGAATGGTGCAACTGATTACTGGACTAATGGTGAGGGAACTGGTAAGAAAGTTGACTCAACCACAAAGCGTTACAAAGCCGCATTCGGTTTTGCCGCCGATCACAAGCAAAGGTTCTTAGACCTCCTTGCTGATTCGGATCGTCTCAATGATGCAAAAGAGATTGGGCGTGAAGCATTAGCCGAAGCACTCGCAAGCTAACAGCAGGGACAGGATAGAATAGAAAAGGGGAGGGTATAAAAGCCCTCCCCTTTTCTTTTGCATTAGAATGGCATAGGATTCTTTGGGGTATCATTCCGCACCTCTGCTATTCCCCGCCAATCAAAATCAATTCTGGATCGTTTATGAGAGAAAGAAAAGGGTAATAAAATAGATTCGTTTTTCTATTATGAGTGTGGGGTATCTGATGTTCTTGCCTATCTGATGTAAAGACTATTGGGAACTTGGCATGGTATCTGAATAGTTCCCCATGTGTGGGGAGCCTCCCGATATGGGGAACCCTCCCAATATGGCACGGGTTGTGCTATTGGGGAGTTGTGCAGGTTGGCACGATATGTGCTATTGGAGAAGCTCCTAATAGGTAAAGTGCTAATAGGGAGAATTTTGCAATAGGAGCGAGTATGAAAATTTGGATAATAGGCGTATAAAAAAAATAGGGGTGGGGGTGTATGCCGTTTGGACTTTTTTATTATTTTCTCCACAAATTGGCCCATTGGCAAAATTCTGGTGGTTTCCACAAAAAAACTACACTATTCTAAAATTCTATACATCCCAAGTGTAGAGTTCCCAATTCATGTAGTTTCCCCATGGGGGTGGGGGGTTGTTTTAAAACTCCAAATTTTATAAAAATTTTTTTTTATAATTTTTTCATGGATTTCCCTTATAGGAATTTTGACATTTTAAAAAAACAATATATAATTAAAAACAAATGAAAAGATTTAGTGAATATCTAAAAGAAGAATTATATGGTTGTTTTTTATTGGAGGGATTGTCGGCATCCTATGATGTTTCTAGACTTGTGGAGGAACTTAAAAAAACAATTGGAAATATTATAAAGGATATATCGTATACGGAATTACCACAAGAATTAAAAGAAACAAAATATGGTAATGTATTCACAATTGATATTAAATTAATTTCTCCCTTAAGTATAATGGAAAAAGAAAAGGTTTCCAAGGTATTGGATTTTTTTGGTTATACAGAATCCATGATGTTTCTAAATCCTTTATCCCTCCAAATTGAACCGAGATATCCTGTTAAAATGAATGGTTTCTTGGAGAAAATGAGTGATTTGGAATTGTTTCATATTACAGAGAAGAAAAATTTTGATAAAATTAACAGAATAGGACTTGTAACTAAGAAACCAAAAACATCTTTCTATCATCCCTCCAATAGAATATATTTTCTAACTATATTGAATAATAGTCAAAAAAATAGTGTTTTAAATTCTTGGAGAAATGTTTTATCCAGAGACAAAGGATTGAAACCAAAAGACATGATTGTATTAAAAACTGTTTATAATCCCGACCATGATTATTATTTTGATGATACCTCCAGTATTTTAAATCTTGGAGTTGTTGGTATTTTTTCCTTGAACAACGTTTTTCCAAAGGATTTGATTATAGAAGATATGTGATATAAACTACCCATATATTGTGAATAATAAATATCTCCATGCTCTCAAAGATTAAGGACATTATTCAAGGTAAGGCTTCTCTTTCCTCTCCTTCCAGATCTTCCAAATGGCCAAAGGTTAGAAAAAAACATCTGGAAAAAAATCCATGTTGTGCATTATGTGGAGCTACAAGCAAATTAAACGTCCACCACATAAAACCTTATCATTTGTTTCCTGAACTTGAACTAGAAGAGAGTAACCTAATTACCTTATGTGAGAACAAAAAGAAGGGAATCAACTGCCATTTGTTTATTGGGCATCTTGGGAATTACAAGAATATAAACCCATGCTCCGTGCAAGATGCGGTCACATGGAATTGTAAACTTAAAAGTTAAGTTTTCTAGATATTATTCCCTTGCTTGTTATTCTTACTGGTTCGTCCAATTTTACCACATCATATAATGGGTATCCATACTTGACCCCATCCTTTGGAATATCAAATTTACTTCCTTGTTGTACAAGATGTTTATCTTCATCTTTTCTGAATTCCTTTTCGTTTTCGTATAATTTCGGTTCCCCTACTGTACAGAAGCCAACAAGATATGCATTTCCTTTCCCTGTTCTTATTATTCCAACCCTTTCACCTACATATGCTTTTAAACTATTTTTGTTTCTGGTCTCAATTGTTTTCTCTCCCCTTAATATCTGACCAGTGAAATCTTGGATTTTATCATTGATGTTTATACCCATCTTTGCTTCCATGGATTCTAAAATATATTCCTTGAACGTAACCATTACAATAAATTATTTATAGAGTTTTGTGATAAACTGTCGGAATATGACATTTTGAAACAAAAAAAGCTCCCAAAGACTAGCTAAGGGAGCTTTATTAAGAGAAGATTAAACTTCTTCAGAAGCCACTGGAAGAAGAGCATGGAACTCTTCTTCAGAGATTTCTAATGCACCAGCTTTGATGAACTCTTCTGCAATCGCTGGCATTGCAGCAATCAAGAGATTACCTTGTTCATCCATTGGAGCATCGCTTGCAGGAGCAAACCATGTCTGAGCTTCGTTGGAAGGATAACCTGAAGCTTTGTCCATATTGTCTCTGATGGTTTCGTATGTTACTGAATTAGTTTTGAAGTATTTGTTCATAAGATTTTATTAATAGATTAGATTGCCCATTTAGCAGAAAGATAATTCCATACATTCGTTCTTTGTTCAGCATTTAAAACGCTATTGTAAATTAAGAACTCACATACTCTGTTTTGAGGACCAAATGGTGACCAAGAAGCTGAGTTTAAGTAAATAACATCACTAGATGTATATCCAATTGCTGAAGGACTAGTATTCATTGTAGTAGAGGTGCTTGCACCATAGGTAAGATTTAAAGCGACTTCTGCAGAATTTGCGTATAATTTAGTACCTGTATTTGAAAAGCTTGTTGTTATAATCTGAGCAGTGTTTGCTGCTCTTCTGTAAGTGCTTGAAGCTAAACGCCTCTGAACACCATTTGAGTTAATAAGTATTATATATTCTCCTGACATCAAACCGGTGGTGCCAAACAAACCCAACCCCCTATACGCTCCTGCTCCAGAACCTGTATCATTTCCCCAAGCCCAACCAAACATACTGTTTGTGTCTGCTGCGGCAGCAGCAACTGGTTTAGCTACGTAAAATATAGTTGTGGCGCCTAAGGATTTAAAACCAGTAACGCTGCCGTTAATACCATCGTTTACTCCGTCAAAATATATTACGTTTTTACCATTTTGGTTTGAGGTATTGAGAACGGGACGAGCATTAGCTGTAGACTGAGTGAAATGTCTATTATTTCCAGACTTATCAGCCCATCGAGCCACTGCAGAATTATTTGCAGTTACTAAGTTGCCACCAACAGTTGCATCATAGAGAGTTGATGTATCCGCAGCATCCAACCAGAGTTGAAGACCAGAGATATCTATAGGAGCAAAAGCAGGAGCCTGTTGAGCCGTTTCAAAGATCGTTTTCCCTTGTATTTTTGTGTTACCTTGTAGTTTAATTAGTGCCATAGTATATATTATTTATCAAAAAAAAAACGATTTTGTTCATATTTGAAACGAAAAAATTTCAGGGACATTTCAATTCGGAGCTACAGGCGTTTTTCTTTCTAAATATTAATATGCCAAAGGTTCCTGTTGATTTTCTAATTGGATTTTTGCTGGGCTGTGTTTTTAGTATTGGATATTATGATGGAATTGTTTCCAGAGAATACAAGGAGAAGATCCAAAGGGCATCGGATGGTTTAAAACGTGCAGGGCAGGTGATTGATTCCAAGGAAGCGGAAAAACAAATCCTTCTTCGTTATATAGAGGAGATGAGAGCCTATGATGCCAAGGTTTTCAAGAACATTTGATTAGTTTCTTCAAATCGATTAAATCCTTTATCTTCATATTATAGGAATCTTCCTTGAATTCCATCCAGTTGCTCTTATCCACTTCTCCCTTTTTGTAGAGCCTTGCATTCTTGAAGAAATTCTCTTTGGATATAATCCCACATATCCAGCCTGTTTTGAAATCATCCATGATTCTTGTAAACACATAGTAGTCGCATTTTTGCTTTGTATTATATGCAGGAACACTACAGTCGTATTCCGGTTTTGGTATTGATGTGCATTTCTTACTCTTTACATCAATCTTGAAATCACATTTCGTGATGTCAAAATCGTAAGTATTTTCTATCTTGGCTTTTAAAAAATCCGCCACCATGAACTCTCCAACAAAGCCTGTTAAGTTTCCATTTCCCTTTAAAATAGAATGTCTAAGGTGGCCCATTTCTTCGGCTTTCTTTTTTGCCTCTTCCACCCATTCTTCTTTGATTTCCACTTGAATCATTTTATAGTATGATATAATGGTTTTGAAGATTTGTCAAACCTAAATAACACTATGAACAAAAACAAAATGACACTGAGAGAAGTTTACAAGACAGTGGGGAGAACTCTTCTGGAACAATCTGAGAACGATTTTATGGCAGAAGTCGATGTGGATGTATACATGGAAGGCGATAGAGGTTACGATGAACCCCTGCTTGATGTTGTAGATAGAAAACTAAGAGTCGTTTATAATATAGATGTGGAATACCGCTCGTATGGTATCAAGGAAATAAATGCCATAAATTTTAAAATACTCCCATTTGAATTGGAAGATACGAATAGGGAAGAGTCTGAAGTTGTAATGACACAAAGGGAAGTCATTGATGCAAGTGGAATTAGAGTGGAACGTGATAGTGATTCCTCTTTCGGTTCATTCTATCCAAAAAAGATTGAACTTCGCATCGACAGGGATGGAAATGTTCTTGTGGAAAGAAGCACGATTTATTTCTAATGCGCGACAAAGATTCCATTATTCTAGAAGGTCTTTATGAGGATGTTTCCTCTGAAGATAAATTCAAATACCCCTTAACTGTTTTTCACGGAACAGATAAAGAATCAGCCAAAGATATCTTGGAGAATGGTTTGAATATAAACAAATGCGAAAGAGGTTATTTTGGAAAGGCATTCTATGTCACAACCGATGAAGAACTTGCAAGAAGCAATTATGCAGATTTCTCCGATGATGAAGATGGAGGCGTTGTTTTGAAGTTTGAACTAACTCCAATTTCAAGGGTCTTGGACTTAAGAGATTCGGAAGATTGGGATTATTATCAGAATTTAAAACATAAAGGAACGGAAATCGGACGTTATATGGGCTTTGATGAATTTCCAAATATTATGAAAGAAAAAGGAATTGATGCATTATATGATAGATCCAACGATGCCTTTGCAGTTTATAACTTGGAAGCATTGAAACTTCACTAAATAAATTCATGATTACTTTTAAGAAATACGTTGAACAGCTTTGCGAAGCCATTGATCCTGAAATGGGAACAATGCGCCCAATTGATTCTCAAAAACTTGTAGACTATATTAACAGGGTTGTGGAAAAGAAAAGAGTTGGAAAGATCGATCCGAAGACTCAAAAAGTAGACTATCTTCACATGCCACATATTCATCCTTCGATTGCCCAGAAGGTTCTGGTTTCCACTCCAGAAGGCGAAACAGTTGATCTAGAAGAGTTCAAAAAGATTTTATCAAAACGTCCAAGTGAACTTCTCCGTAAGAATGAGAAGATGCAAAAGAGTGCCACGGAACAAACCGTGTTCTATAATACAACTCTTCCTGCCTTGAAGGGTCTTGTTGTTGATGAAGATACTGGTGAATTTAAAATCGTGGATACCTGCCCATCGGCTGGTGCATGTCAACTCGTTTGCTATGCGAAGCACGGCTCTTATGTGATGTATCCCGATGTTTCCATGTTCCAACACAAAACTCTCAATTATCTTTTCAATGATCCAGAGGGTTTCAAGGATCAAATGGAAGCGGAAATTAAACTTGCTAGTGTAAAGAATAGGGGAAAGAAAGTCCAAATCCGTTGGAATGATTCGGGTGATCTGCTATCTCCAAAGTTTTTCAATATGGTAATGACAATCGCGGGAAATACTCCATTTGCAGACCATTACATTTATACAAAAGAAATTGCCCAAGCAAAGAACAATCCAAACATTCCAGATAATGTTATCTTTAATTTTTCTTATGGTGCAAGAAAAGAACAAGAGGCATTGATCGAACCAAAGAAAGATAAGGTTTCCTTTATTGTAAACATTCAAGATAATGTGAAAGAACCACTTCTTAATAATATTTCCAAGTTCAAGTACATTGATAGGGAGAATAAAAAATGGGTATATAAAAACCAAGATGCTGTAAAGGAAATCATTGCCCAAAGGTATGATGCTGATCCAAAATCGATTCTCACGATTGATGAATTGAAGGACACGCCAAAGGGTGAAGTGGGAGAATACAACGTCATCGTAATGCCCGGCGAATCGGACCTGTCCGCCTCTCGCCGTGATGTAAGAGCAACTTATCTGATTATCCACTAAATGCTTTCTTTCAAAGAATATATTCTTCTAGAGCAACTTTCAAAAGGAAAAACCTTGGAAGATATTGCAACATCGCACAATGTTGATGTGGAAGAATTGAAGAAAGAACTCTTGATGGGAATTGAAGTGGAGAAAGAACACACTCCTTCAGAAAAAATAGCATCTCAAATTGCCATGGATCACTTAACAGAAGATCCCGAATATTACAGCAAGTTGAAGCAAATTAGATTGTAAAAAACCCCTTGGAAGTTTTAATTCCCAAGGGGTTTAATTGTTTCAAGTTATTATTCCTTTTCGGAAACAAACTTGTATAGTTCTTCGGCTCTTGCGATGATGTCGCTTGTCTTCGGTGTCAATGCATCAATTGCACTGGCATCATCCAACATTCCGTGACTATTGCGAACAGTATCCAACTTGTGGTGATACTTGTCATATTCGTCACTATGCGCCATTTGAAGAACTTCCAAACGGATTTCGTATGCGTTTTTGGTCATGTGTGTGTGTCCTCCTTTCTTAAGAAGAAGTTAACACGCTCTCTGAAAAAGTCAAATAGTCCAGAAATAATTCTTTGCAATTTCCCCAATACCCCAACCAATTGCATAGAACATAATAGCGTCAATAATCATCATATTATGCCTCCAAGTATCCCGCAAGGTTTGATGCTGCAATAACAAGATTGTCGATATCTTCTTCTGTTATAACAAGATCGTTAATTACACCATCCAAGCAAAGAAATCCCACAAAGTTACCCTCAATATCCTTAATAGAAACACAGATAAAGCTGGAAACTCCCCTATCACCCCAAAAGTTTTGCATTGCAAATGACATTGGATCATCGGTCTTATTGACATTTTGAGTATAATAATGTCCAATTTCCATGAGCTTTTTAAAGAAAAGAGCAAATATAGAGGTTGGAATGTTTTGAGTATTGACTGATTCTGTTGCGACACCTTGGGTCACTACTTCATATGTTGTGGAAAATCTTTGGAAACTTTTACCGGAATATGTTTTACCTCCGTTGTGGAATTCACCAATCCATACACGGTCACAATGATACTTCGACATTATGTTTTTTAATTTAGAAGTAATCTGTTCATCTGTATGAATGGCCTCATTTTGATTTAAAGAATGCTTTACTTTTTTTGAATCATTTCTTTTTTTCAAATAATATTGCATTAACTGTAATGTTATGGGTGATACCACGCCTGTTATGAGTGCCACTATGATAAGAGTCAAGTGGTATGTGTCGAAACTTATAAAATTCATGATCTGCGTTGTCCAAGTATTTATCGTGAGTCGCTTGACTTTTTTTAACTAAATATTACTATGGGGATGGTGAAAAATATGAATCCAAAAGATATGAATCGGAATAAACTTCGATACATTTTTCGCAGGGTTCTCCAGAGAATAAAAGAGAAGCCAGAGGGGTTCTTTAAATTTCGTAAGATGAGAGGAATCAGAGGTTTATGGTGTGGGGGAGATATGATCGAAATAGACCACAGAAAGGAAATTGTTCCGACTATAATCCATGAAGTCTTGCACGATTTATATGAAACAAAAACAGAAAAATGGGTATACCATGTGGAGTCTAAGATCTCCCAAATTCTAAGACCATTTGATGTTTATAGACTTATGAATTCTTTCTTTTCCAAAATGGAAATTCCAAAAAGAAAGAAAAAATAATTAATTTATAGATCCCGACCAGAATGCTTTTTCATTCTGCATTGTATATAATGTTTTATTTGGGACTTTGATTTGGGTGATTGTGTTGCTTTGAGTTTCTATTTTTTCAATTTGAAGGAATCTTTTGTCCAAGTGGATGTTTTTTGTTGTGGCGATTGAGAGGAAATAGAGAGGTGCGCAGTTTTCAGCTTTTATAACCCTACCCTTTATTAAAAAATCTTTTTTAGGGATATGCATGTGCATATTTCCGCAACCGCCTGATTTTAATAATACTTCGTTGAAATCTAACATCAATTGTTTGGACGTGGAGAAAATATCACGTTTACAATATGTTCCACAGTTTTGAGTGATTTTGCTAAATCTACCATCACCTAAATTATACCAATACACCATTTCATTTAAAAGATTAGAAGAAAGGTTTTTAAATTCTTTTGGAATTCTTTTATTATAACAAATTGTTCCAAAATTTTCTCTCAATAATTTACATAATCTAAAATCTTTTAAATAAAAGGTCGTTTTATCCATATCTTCACTTCTTTCTCTCCATTTCATTTCTTTTGGAAATCTCAAAAGCATTTCTCTTATTTGATTTTTCACATCCTCTTTCTTTTGACATATAAAAACACCAGAATCATTTCCTTTATCTGTCCACCCTTCCGCAAGCCATATTCCCAAAAATTGTGCAAATGTTTTATAGTCAATATCTGTATCAATTTCCGGATCAATTAAATAATTTCCCTTTTTGGGAACATTTTTAAGTCCTTTTAATGTATAAAATTCTGGACTTTTTACATTCCATAAACCGGATTTAGGAATATGGGAATGACTGTATTTTGTTCTATCGTTATAAATCTCTTCTATTGTTAGAAAATCTTGTTTATCATATCTATGTAAAACTAAAAATTTCTGATCAGGATTAAGAATAGTATTTATATTTCTACCTTTTATGCGAAAAACATATCCATTATGTGTTATTTCTTGCTTTTCTTGGACTTGTTGAATTTCTATTTCTTTGGTATTTGGATTTAATGTATAAACATTTTCACCTTTTTGAATATCTCTAGCATCTTTCCAACCTTCTTCGGAAAGAATTAAGGGAAAAATTGAAAATGATTCTATAGTTGGGTAATGCAGCATGTAATTTATTTAGTTCTCGGGTGAACTAAGTCAATTACATTACCTTCGAAATTTTTTGAAAGAATTCCATGATTTGGTCTTTCAAATAATCTTCCACATTTTTTCTTGGGAGTTTGGAGATGCGATCTTGAAATGAATCATAGGATTCTTCGAATGATCCATCTTCTGCAAGAACAAATTCACGTGATTCTAAAATACCATTAACAAATGCTTTAGGGCATGATGGATCAGCAACACAATCCACGCCGATCAATCTAAAATCGCTTACACGGTTTGTTCCATTGTAGTTTTCTGTGAGTTTTCCAAGAGCTTTTGTGGACATGCCAATACGAACACCGTCATCGATCAATGCTTGGACGATCATTCCACATGGTGTTGAAAGAATTTTAGATCTTCCAATATATGTGTTGCCTTCATTTTTTAATTCTGTAACCAAATGACAAGCTCTGTCTAAATTAATCTCCGGTGCAGAATTATGGTTCAATTCTCCGAGTGATCTCTTTGCATTAATCATCTCATTAGTATAACGCTGAACTTCTCTGCGCATTTCTTCACGATCATAAATACGTTTGTTCTTGTTGACCTCTTCACACATCATATAAGGTCCAGCTACATAATAAGAAGGCTTGGCCCTGTTGTTTGCTTCTTCTTTAATGATTTCGAATTCCTCGTTATCAGCGTATTGATCAACTAATAGTTTAAATGCCATATGTTTTATTTATTTATAGTGATTCACAAAATTCCAAGTTCTTTTTCTGTAATAATTGTAAATTCATAGTCATATTTTGAGCACCAAGCCCTTGCGCTTGCCCATTTTGCCTGATTCTTTAGGTAATTTAAATTCTCGTAAATTATTGTCTTCTTTTGTTTTCTACCATGATCAATTGTTTTTGGATCTATGGTTTGCCTGTGTGGTTTTACTTCCACAAGATATTTTTTTAATACTCCATTTACTTTCATTTTTATTGCAACATCTGGAAAATATACAGAAGTTTTTTCTGTTACTGGATTTTGATATTGTATTGCGATTCCCTCTGAACTCCATTCAATTACATCTTCATTTGCATCACACCAACGAAATAGTTTCAATTCCCAAGAAGAAAGAAACCTTGGATAGTCGTTGCCCCTATATTTTTTCTCGTTTACTGGTTTATAAATTCCTTGTCGGAATTTTTTGTTAATCGATGTAAGTTTCACTTATGGAATAAAATATTTCATCTGGTCTATCGCTTTCAGTTGTTTGTATCCCATTGTTTGATAATATTATTTTAACAAAACTCCCACAATTAACCGCTTTTTTATTTTTATCTTTTATATCGCAAACAATTTTATCAGGAACATTAATCATAAAAGGTAGATTGATTTCATCATATAATTTATGATTTTTAGCCTCTATTTTTGATTTGGGCATATTGAATAATTTTTCAATATCTTCAAATTTATATTTAACTGGAGGCATTGGTTCCTTTCCATCTTTCGTATATCGATGACCACTCATATCTTTCATTATTCCATTTTTAAGAACAAATCCTATATGGTCATAGTCCCAACCCTTTGGCGTGTATGGTGATTTCATAACAAATATAGTATTCGAAAAATCGCCTATATTTTTTTCATTTTCCTCCAATATATAATTTACTAGATTATTAAATTTCATTATTTTATAACTATTTATTTTTCCAAACTTTTTAGCATTTCTAGTAATTCCCTCGCTGCTTGGTCTGGCGAAATCATGGGGTGCAATCCACCTGAAATATAATCCGGTTCTTTCTGGGGTGCATGATGATTGAGAATTTCCGTCATCTGGGAAAACATATCATTCAAACCCTTTTGTGGCTCGTAGTTTCCTTCAAATTGAACTCTTCCACCAAACATAAGTTGTTTATTATTAAAAAATTACCCAACGCAGAACAAAATTGGGTCACTAGAACCCATCCCAGCGGATGCACCAGTGAATAATTGTTGTTCTAGGGAATCTTTTTCTTTTAAACCTTGGGATAATAGATCGTTATAGTTAATGACTCCACCTCCGAATAATGGAGCACCAGTATATTTTCCTCTAACATTACCAATCGAAATCTTGGTTAGTGCTAGGGCATATTGATATACCCATGGTTCTTTAATAATATCAGCCAGAGGTCTTTCTACATAACAAGAAACAGCACCCCAGAATCTAGATGGAGATGAACCCATTTTAGGTTGCGGTGTGATTCTCATGTATTGGGTTCTCTCATCGAACTGAATATCACGTCTCAGTGCAAGGAGTTTTTCTCTATCTTCCAACCAGTTTTTAAGAATGTGCCAAGAAACTAGATCGAACCCATAGTTGCCCATGGAATAAGAAAAGTAAGTTTGCTGGGCCATTGTTTGTTCAATTGTAAAGAGAGTATTGACACCTGTGGAAGATCCTTCTTCAAAATCTGTTACAGAAATAACTTTTCTATAACTGTCCATCATGTAGTCATAGGAATTAAGAAGATCAAGAACTGGTTTTCCCACACTGTTTTGTTTTGCAACTTGATAAATCCAAGGAGCATTCGGATCACCAATAACCATCTTGCCAATAGTGTATGCTTTTTGAATATCTTTGTTTGGGTTTTCAATTTCCAGTCTTGCATTGAAATCTCTGGAAAGGGAGAACAATACATCAAGTCTTATTCCCTTGTCTTTTTCATAGAGTTCAGAATCAAATACAAGATATTCCCTAGTATAACCTGCAAATCTTGTGAACATTTCCGATGCAATGGAAATAAACTCATTTAATTGATCTTCATGTACCTCCAAATTGATCATTGGAGCACCAAGGCTTCTACATATCCTTTGACCAACCCTCTCATAGCTATCCATGATGCTATTGAGGTTGCTACTGAAAAAAGAAGAGACGGGTAGAGATGTTGTACAATCCAATGCCATAATATTAATTATTTAGTGGCAATGTTGAAAAGAATCAAAAGGGTTTAACGGAGAATTTCTGGCCAAGTGGCTTTAATTTCTTCTAAAGTATCTGGAAGTTCTGTTTTAGTGACATCTCGAAGAGCTTGTTTATTAGCGGCTATTTCTTTTTGTAAGGTTGTGTTAACAGATTCCACCGCCTTCATAAAGTCTACATCAAGAGCAGCTAGGAGAGGAGTCCTTGCTCTTCTATAATGTTCTAGCCAGATTTCTTTTGCTTTTGAGATGTTTACTTTGGCTCCTATTTCTTGGTCAAATTCATAAGCATCAAAAAAGGTTTTGTCGATGTTTAAAGATTCCACAATTTTGTAGGGAGTATTAGGAGGAACTGTGTCACTAACTACAACATCAGTGTTTTTTAAACAAGGAAAAACGACCGAGATGTTATCACTTTCTTTATATATTATGTAGTTCATGTTTTAATAAAAAATAACGTTTACGTCTGTTACATCATTATAATTTCCTCCGCCGCCGACACCAGTATCGCATCTCAAGGTTATAGAATTTGTTGTTCTTGAAGTTATAGACCCGTATAGCGGATAGCCGCCTGAAGTATTGAATCCTGCTGTTATTGAAACTGGTCTTCCTGTAACAGTAAATGGAACAGTTACTACATATCGTCCACTACTTCCTGCTGTCACTCCTGTAACATTAAAATTACTGTTTATCGAAACTATCTGTGAACTACTTGCATTAAAATTCACCCAAGCTTTGGCAGAGGCAGGAGAAGCACTTAAACTTGTACCAATCCAAGTAGACCCATCGTAACCCAAGACTTGTCCATTACTTGGAGACGCTGGTTTTGCAATAAAAGTATTTGCACTTGTTATTGTGCTTGCATCGTTAAAAGTAATACCTGCGGAGTCGATTGTTGTTGGCATATGATATTATTTATCCTTCGTAAGCTATATTAATTGTTCCAGCATCAAATGTATCTGTTCCGTTTACTGTGGTAATGCTGATACGGTCGAGCGTTGATGTTAGCGATTTGATTCCATTAATTGTTGATGTTGTATTAGTCGAATCTTCAAATGCTGATCCACTTATAATCCAATCATTTGAATTAATATTTATCATTGAAATAGTCCCATATCTTAAGTGCGCTGCACCATTACCTGGAACCGTAATTCCATTAGTAGGTGATGTTAATGAACAAAGATTGGTTCCTGATATGTTTCCAGATACAACAATATATCCAGTTGATTCTACTCCACCAGAATCACCGATTCGAATTTGAACTTCACTTGTTCCATTAGTACTAACACCATTTAATATTACGGTAATCCTCTTCACCCAACTTGGAATTCCAGTAAAGTCAACAGCAGTTCCAGATGCAGTTTTTGCGGTGGCAAGCGTCAAAGAACCCCCTGCGGTAAGCAAACCAGTTAAATTTCCTGTAACATTACCAGTAACATTACCAGTAACATTTCCAGTTAGATTTCCAATAATTTCACTTTCCGTAATAGTAGCGGCAGTAGTGCCATTTACCTTCAAATAACCTTGCGGTGAAATTGGATCATTTTGTAATGTAAGTGATGTTGCCATGTGTTATTATTTATCCTTCGTAAGCTATATTAATTGTTCCAGCATCAAATGTATCCGTTTCATTGATTGTAGTAATGCGAACTCTATCAAGTGTTGATGTCAATGACTTGCTTCCGTTAATTCTCGTTGTAGTATTACCAATATCCTCAACTCCTGATCCGCTTATAATCCAATTATTTAAATTAATATTTATCATTGAAATAGTTGCATATCTTATGTGTGTTGCAAGAAGACCCGCTACAATAATTCCGGTAGTATATCCAAGTAATGAACAAGTGTTAGTTCCAGTTATGCCTCCGTTTGCATTACTATATCCAGTTGATTCTACTCCACCAGAATTACCGAGTTGAATTTGAACTGCACTTGTTCCATTAGTACTAACACCATTTAATATTACAGTAATCCGCTTTACCCAACTTGGAATACCAGTAAAGTCAACAGCAGTTCCAGATGCAGTTTTTACTGTTGCGCGAGTAAGTGATCCTCCAGTGGTGAGTGAACCAGTTAAATTTCCTGTAACATTACCAATTAAATTTCCTGTAACATTTCCAGTAACATTACTGGTAATGCCGCTTTCCGTAATAGTAGCAGCAGTAATCCCATTGACCTTCAAATAACCTCGATCCAAAATTGCATCATTTTGTAATGTAAATGAGGTTGCCATGTGTTATTATTTATTCTGGTTTGTTTGGAAATGCAACTTCTTCTGGTTTGGAAAATGCTTGTGGAATGTCTCTGAGAGCTTGGCGATATGTTAACCATGCTTCTTTAGAAGGCTTTGGATTTGCATCAGAAGCAACAGACCAGTCAGAGTCTTTTAAAAGAACATCGCGCTGGCTTCTAATTTGTTCCCAAGTAGGAGGATAAACCTTGTTCAACCACGCTACATACTCTGGATTGTCAACGGACATTTTCTCCCCGTTCTCTGCGTGAGTTGCAGAACCCGTGATCTCTCCGTTCTCATCCCTATATACATATACATATACAAATTCCATATTATTTTAGAATGTAAAAGATTGAAAATCTAGCCAAAGCAAGTGCTGAAGAACCTCCTGAAAAATTAGCTGATGTCGATAATTTAATTCCGTTTGGACAATCTATTCCAGATGCAATTTGATTGAGTCCTGCATCGGGATAATTTGGGTACGTTGTTCCAATAATAATTGGAGTACTTCCGTTTTTAATTTGGAAATCATAGTAGTAATTAGTGGTATTGGTCGCTCCGGTGATTAATCCTCCAGCATGATAGCCAAGTAAAATAGCAGGACTTGCAGTGATTACGGAATCTGTAACTCCTCCAGAAATTACGGAAGTTTCAGCAGGACGAAGAAGAAAAGATGATAGTGTCATAGTTTTATTTAGTTAAGCGTAGATTTGCCATGTTGATCCATTGTAGATGAGAGTAATATTCGCACCTTGAATATCGCAAATGAGGTTTTCGGAAAGGCCATTGATTGTATTTCCGTTCCTTGCAATTGTGAGATTGTTCGTGTCCCAAGTATTAAACTTGTCAGCAAAAGTAATTGCCTCGTTAGTCGCTGGTGTAGTTGGGAGCGTCAATGTAATCACTCCAGCAGATGTGTCTGCCATGATGTGCTGACCAGCATAGACTGTTGAGCTTGTACTAACAGATACCCAGCTTTGAATCGCTGGTGTTGAAATTCCTGTTGTTCCGTTTAGTGTAATTGGCATAAAAAAATATCTTCTAAATTACAGTCCATGTTGATCCTGCTGGAACTGTTACGCTTACTCCAGCAGCAACCGTAACTGGTCCCACTGTCATTGCATTTTTGTTATTTGTGACAGTATAATTTTGTGTTACTGTTTGGGAATTTTCCCAGAAAATTTTATCGTTTCCTCCACCAGTTGGATAAATCGAACCAATTTGAGCACTCAATTCACTTCTGAGTGTTCCATAGGTCCATTTTCTTTCTCCACCGGATTCGTTTTTTTCGTATCCGACGAAATAAGCTGATGTTGGTATTGTTGATGATGGTGAAAAATCACTGAAATCGACGGCCATATACTTTTATTTATATTCGAGCATTCACTTTTTCAAAAAAAAAATCAAAAAGGATTCATATTTTCTCCATCGAATCCTTGGACTTGATAATCCTCAAATGTCACAATTCCTTTCAATGGATAAATGTCCGCTCCATCTATTTCAGTTATTTGAACTCCATCAATCAAAGTCACTATTCCAGCACCCAATACAACGTTTGTGGGAGTAATTGATGGCGTGGGAGTTGGGGATGTTCCAATTGTTGGTGTAACAGTTGGAGTTACTGTGACAGTTGGAGTGGGAGTGGGAGTTGCAACAGGAGTTGCCGTTGGAGTTGGCCTTAACAAAGGAGCGGACAATGGTGGGCAATATAGATTATAAATTTCTATAAAATCATTTTCCACACTTTCGGAAAAAGGAACACCCACTGCAAGAATATCTCCAAAGATGTTGAGTTGTGTTCCATAATTTCTTTCTCCATCAAGTAGAGAAACAGAAGTGGGATAATATATTGTTCTATTTGTAAAATATCCAAATTGATCTTTTTCCAGCAAATATACTTTACCTTGGTTTGCCACTTCCAGTAAAGGATAATCGTCCAAATAAAATGTTTCAAATGGTGCGGATATTGCAGCGCGTTTTCCAGAAATTTTAACGGAATATCCAAATGCACCAGACAATGTATCCATGTTGAAGTATTGCCCCATTTCGGAAATAAGAATCCATTCTTTACTGACAGGAGATAATACATAATGGAAAGCCTCTCCTTGATTGTTTCCAGCAATGTATCTCTTCTCCCCAAATGGAGCACCAACAATCATTTCATTGTCGTTTTGGATACTCATGGAATACCCAAATCCCCTTGCACCACTATAAGGTGGATTTATAGTTTGATGGTATTGGTATCCGAAGTCTGGATCTTTTTTGAAAGAAACTATTTTATCATCTGTGGAATAAGAGAGAAGATAATTCTCACTCATTTCAATATTTGTTCCAAGTCCAGTTACTGTGGAATTAAATGTCTGGTAAAACCTCCAAGTACCAATTGTGGAAAGAACATTTGATTCCGTGACATAATTGTAAACGTGATGGTTTTCTCCAGTGGAGGAAGATGCAATAACAAGAGTATCCCCATATCCTGCACAGGAAGTAATATCATCACTACTTATTGGAAGAGTAATTGTATTTTGTCTTATTGTCTTGTTTCCAAGAAATTCATATATGAGGAGTTTATTATCGGATTTTGCAAATATTAAATTCTCATGGTAATTTAATATTTTTAAAGGGTTTGTGCTTCTAAATTGTTGACTTTTTACAAAATCTTTTCCATTGTATTTGTATATATTGAATCCCTTTTCTTGAGGGGATGCGATCCATTTTCCATTTGATGGAAGTCTATTTCCTTTTAGATTTGCTTCTGTGTTTATATCTTGGACACAGACTGTGTTTATTTTTTCCTCTTTCTTTGCGGGAAATCCTGCAACGTTGAATTGTTTTACATTGAATCTACTATGTTGATCTAAGGAAGTATAGAACAATCCGACCTTGACTGACTTTTTATCATATACTGGAAGGTTTGTTTCAAGTACTGTTGTGAATTCCTTTTGGTTATCTTTTTTTACTTGAACCCTCAATTGGCTCATGCACTTGGAAAAAACAACTCTTGCTTGTTTATAAACAACTTCTTCTCCTGTGGAAGTTAATTGTTGGGATATTGTAAAATCTTTTGAATATTGTAGATTTTCAGTTTGTTTAAGAACTTTATAATCGTTTCTTATGCCGTCTCTAAGACAAATGGAATTTGCAGTTGTATGTTCCACACCTTGGACATAAGGTGTTCTTTTTGCAAAAATGCCATTTATATCAAAACCAATTCCATATACAGCCGCTTCCAGACCCTTTAATGTGGGTTCATTGCATTCTCTTGATTCACTTGGAGTATAGGCGAGGCTATATCTAATTCCCCCACCTCTTGGCTTGTCATTGATGCTTTCAAATAGAGCTATGCAAAATCCACAACTCGGAGTATCATCTATGTTGTATAAGGAATAATCAACACTGATTATGATATCATGGTGAGTATCTAGTGCCTGATCGTTCCAAAATTGAACAAACTTTTCTGTTGATTCGTTTTGTTGCATTGCGCCTTTTTATTATTTAAGGCGTTGGATTGTTAATTCAAAAAATATAGTTATTTATTTTCCAAGACTTGTACGCGAACTTGAAGTTCTTCGTTTTCTGCTTTCAATTCTTGAACTGCTTTGATGAGAGGCCCAATCAATTCGCTATAACCAATAGAGAGAACATCGTCTCCACCTTTTACGGAGTGATCTTGGAAGCCACCAAAATCAATACCTTTAGCGTCAAGAACTGCTTTCACTTCTTGAGCAATCAATCCATGATGGAATCGGCTGCGCTTCTTGCTGCCATCGTGAGTGATGTTGGCAAGTTTTACATCTTCAAGCCATTTGTCTTTAGCAACAACATAAGCATTGTAAGCTGCAAGTTCTTCTGCATATTTAGCTTTATCTTCATCAGAAGCGTCTTCTTTAAGTCCTATTGGTTTAGCAACAAATTTAGGTGCTTCTGGACGATAGTCCTCACGCATATCCCACTTAAAGTCAACTGGGCGAAGCGAATTTACAAATTCAAGGCCAAGAGTTGTGTCACGAATATCAGCTTTATCTCTGATGTCAGAACGATTTTGGACAGCGCCATATGCATAAGTTGTTGTTGCGGAATTGCCAAGCTGAACTTGGTTTGATCCTGTTACTTGAGCATTATATCCAACCCCAGAACTATTAACTCCAGTTATATTATTATCAATCGCACCAAACCCAATTGCCGTGTTTTGATTTCCTGATGTATTCCCACCAAGTGCATTATACCCAACTGCCGTATTAGTGTCACCGCCTATATTGGCTTGAAGCGCAAGCATCCCAACTGCGGTGTTATTGGTTCCAGTTGTGTTATCATTAAGTGCAGCACTTCCAACTGCTGTGTTGTTGACTCCAGTTGTGTTAAGTAATAGTGCGCTTCTGCCAACTGCTGTGTTGTCTGTTCCAGTTGTGTTTGTGGAGAGTGCATTTACACCAACTGCGGTGTTGTCGACTCCAGTTGTGTTGTTAAGAAGTGCCTGTAATCCAACTGCTGTGTTGTTGGTTCCAGTGTTTGACCGAAGGGCGCGTTTTCCAATTGCTGTGTTATTTATACCAGTTGTGTTGTTGTAGAGTGCGCTTACCCCAACTGCGGTGTTGTCTGTTCCTGTTGTGTTGTTAAGAAGTGCCTGTAATCCAACTGCTGTGTTGTCGACTCCAGTTGTGTTGTTAAGAAGTGCCTGTAATCCAACTGCTGTGTTGTTGGATCCGGTTGTGTTAGAAGGCAGTGCAGAAACTCCAATTGCCGTGTTGTTTATTCCAGTTGTGTTTGATTGAAGTGCAATTCTTCCAACTGCCGTGTTAGATGTTCCAATTGTATTAAGTTCAAGCGCAGACTCTCCAACTGCGGTGTTGTTGATTCCAGTTGTGTTTGCGGCGAGCGAAGTAACACCAAAAGCGGTATTGTAATTACCAATATCGTTTTTTCTAGTTACGGTATTTGCAATTGTTGAAACAGTCCAACGTCTTTCTCCGTTTAATGCGGCTTCATCGTAACCGACAATGAAATCGTCCGGTGCGGCTGCTGCTGATAATGTGAAGTCTGATAATGTAGATGCCATATATTTTTATTTATATCTAAAGTTTCTTTTTTTTTAAAAGAAATTATCAAAAAGGATCAAGTATTTCTCCATCAAATCCAAACATCTGGAAATCTTCAAAACTAACTATTCCTCTATCTTTTAATGGATATATGTCTTGACCACCACCCAATTCTCTAATCTGAATCCTATCTATAAGAGTTACAATGCCTTGACCATAAATTGGAGTTGGTGTTGGCGTTGGAGAAGGAGGTGATACAAGTTGATACAAAGATGATTTTCCATGCAAATATTGACCATCCGATAAAAATTGAAATTTTCTTAAAAATATTCCGCTTGATGTGTTATATGTATTCTGATCGCTTGGAAATTTATATTTTGCACTATTAAATGTAACTTGAACGGGATTACTACTCGCATCCATCATCAAAACAAAATGATATATGCCTCCCTTTTTATTTCCACTGAAATCTGAAATATACGAATCTGTATCTGTTATATATGTTGTTACTTGACCCGCACTTAAATCCAACACAATGTTCAACGGATTGCTTGGATATATAAAATCATTCTTGAATGTTTTTTGTCTTGTTGATTCTTGAACCTTGTTTGTATACATCGTATTTTCGTTGTATACAGCATTCCAATAATCCAGATTGGCGCATAATGTTAAAAAGGTGGATTGATAATTCGCGGAAAGTGGTTTTAATTTGTTATATACAGTCCAATATTCATTCCAAAATGCACTGTTTGAACAAACCGTTGTATATGTTGTTAAATATTTTTCCCAAGTTGCGGAATTTGAATTTGTTATACTATATGCACTCCACCAGTCATAACTATCCGTTTTTGCAATAAAATTTCCATCTATTGTGTAAAGATCGTTATAAAATATTCCTTGAAAAGGAAATTGCAAAGAAGCAATCGGATCTTTTGCCGACTCAGGATATCCAAAAGATGATACCGTGTGGTGATTGCTTCTGTGAAAATTGTTGTGGAAAATGAGGTTGTTCATGTCTCATTATTGGAATCCAATCAAATTATCCCCACTTCCGAAAAATACTATTGGGTCATTATCGACAAATGTTGTAATTTGATTCGACGGAGTTGGAGTGGGTGGAAATAAGATCAAATTATCCCCACTTCCGAAAAATACTATCGGATCATTGTTAACAAACGATATGACTTGATTCAACGGTGTTGGTGTTGGAGTGGGTGTTTTTGTTGGAGTTACTGTTGGTGTTGGAGTTGGGCTAACGGGAATTAGATTTGTTTTATAAAATTCCCCATACATGAAATAGGAATCGCAGAGAAAATTGAATATCGTGGTTCCAGATAATGCGAAATTTATATCTGTTGCAATATTAACTCCAACAGGAAACAAATAGTTGCTCTCAAAAGTCAAACTATATCCCCCAGATGGGGAACCTTGCACAACATATAAATTATACAATCCACCATTTTTCATTGTGGAAGGAACTGGGTTTTTAATTGTGACGTTTCTATCAAGAGTTAAAAATGCAACTTGTGCGATATCCAAGTTCCAATCTACCGTATTATCGCCATTGATTGTTAAATTATATCCACTGAATGTTTTTGATCTTGTGTTTTCTTGGACTCTGTTAGTATAGAGAACATATTCATTAGCCCAATTTGCACTGTTTGCACACACTGTGGTATATGTCGAACTCCAATTTGCAGAATTTGCACACAATGTAGAATATGCACTGAAGCCCTTTCCCCAATTCGCACTATTAGCCTTTACTGTGGTGTATGTTGTTCCAATTGAATCCCAATTGGAAGACAATGAACAAACTGAGGCATATGTACTATACCATTCATAGGAATTTGTGGGGATTTCATACGACCCTTGTTGATCTGTTAAGATATTATAAAAAATACCATTGAATGGTTCTTGCTGGCTCGCAATCGGATCAATGCCTTGATCCAACACCGATGCACTGGACAAGGTGTGGTGCGATGATCTGTGAAATTTGTTGTGAAGTCTAAAAAAACCAGCCATAATGTTATTTATTAATTAAAGGGTAACAGAGGATCGTTGCTGTCAAATCTCACAATATCCGATGAATTGATAAATGTTACAATTCCTTTTTGCATTTGAGTAAAGAGAAATAGAGGATCGTTGCTGTCAAATCTCACAATATCCGATGAATTGATAAATGTCACAAGCCCTTGTTGTCCTTGAGTTGGAGTTGGAGTTACGGTTGGAGTTGGTGTTGGAGTTTCGACATCAATATTCGCATAGTAATCCAAAGAATTGTCCAAATCAACGAAATCTAATGTTTTTTCTTGGAGATCGTAAAGTTTTTCAAATTCCCTGTTTATTACAGAATATTGGAAGTTTTCATTCACTCCAATAACAAAATCTGTTTTATATTGCAATGGTTCCAAATTGAATATAAATTTGTTGTAGATTTTTCTAATATCTGTAATTGAACCGAAATCCCCGTCTTTTCTTATTAGGTTGTAGTAAATATTATTTTTTAATACATCCAAATTTTTTGCGATTTTCTTGAAATTCTTTTCATAGACCCATGCTTGGTTCCATTCGTTTCTCTTTACTAAAATTTCATCTCTTGAATAAACATCAAAATCATCATTTCCAAGAACACTTATCAAATCGAGTTCATCTTCATAAATTAAAATTTGATAAGCATTTGCGGTTGAATTCCAAGTATAAATGTATATATTGTCAGATGAAAAGGTTTTGGTTGCTGTGGTAAACCATTTGAATTCCGAATTGTTTCCAAAGTCCGAAACATTTTTTCTTCCTATAATTTCATCCTTTCTATATTCCCACTTTTTAATAAGTGCCTTGTCTGTCAATATGTAAATTATATCATTCTCGTATTTGCAAAATTCCAAGTCCAATATGATTTCATTATCATATAGAACGGATGAGAGAGACTGGAAAGAATTCAATGTGATTTGGTAATTTTCCAAATTCAAATCAAATACATAATAACCATCTTTCGTTATACCATAAATTGTATTTTCATCCTTGAATTTGATATTTTGAAAAGATGTGATGTTCTTATAAAGAGTTAATAGTGTTTTATAAGAAAGAAAATCTAAACTGGAATCATAGAGTTTCAGTATTTTATTACCATAATCTTCTACAAGAATAAATTCCCCATATGTCGCCATATTTGTGGGAGTTTCAAATTTTATGGAATTGTATCTTTCACCTTGACCTCCCACACTGTCTTGCAAAAACAATCTTCTTCCAAATGGGGATGATGGTGATTTGAAAATATTGTCATTGGAAAAATATGTTTCCAAATCATATTTGTATATCGTGTCCAGTTTTTCATCCGATACACAAAGATATTTGTCATTGAAAACGGAAATGTCACTTATCTTTTGAAATTTCAATTCACCGGAAATTGGATCAACGGTTGAAACAATATTCGGGCAAACTTGGCAAAAATTATTATTTCCGTAATATCTTAGGACATTAATAGCGGACAAACAGTTGATAAAAAAGTAATAAGAATCACCATCTTTATAAACTGTGGCATTTTTCGCATTATCCAAATTTCCAAATCCAGCATCCGCAAAAGGAGATGAATTTGTGAAATCTTGATAGATTCCAATATCTGTCCCAGTGACTCCAATAAATCCAGTATATGTTGTTGGAACTTCAAAATTTGCAACAAAACATCTGCTGTACAAATAAAGAAAATTATCATAGAGATATGATAATTTCATGTTAAATGCCTTATAATAAGACAACTCATTTGGTTGGATCAAATATTCGATCTTAAAAGGCAATGCATCATTGACATTCAACCTTCTATCATAGTTGAAATTACTCTTTGAAAATTCTGTCCTGATGCTTGTCATAAATTTTTAATATTTGTGAGAGAGTTTGAAACGTTATAATCTCCTTCCAGTACAAGAGGTTTTGCTATAGTATTAAGCCATTCAAATCCCAAAAGTTTTCCATAAAATGGAAGGAACTCCTCAATTCGTGTTGAAATATAATCTTCCATGTCTTTTTGGATATTTCTATCCACAATTCCGGAATTCAAAACAGTGAATTTGAAACTTCCACTCTTGTACATTGGAACATTGAAATTGAAAAGTTTGTCCATGCTGTCGATAAAGCTTCTTGTTCCGGATGGCATATTGTATTTCAAATCATTTGGAGGGTTAATCTTACAATAAAAATAAAGAGATTCAAACTCATCCAAAAACTTGTTGATAATAAAGTTTTCTTTTAATTTCAGTTTGGAACAAGTGAAATCACTCTCATCTTTCATATATTGAAATGCAGGAACACCGTTGAAATAGACATTTGCACCATAATATAGTCTTTCATTGAATGTTTTGGAAAGAATGTATTTTCTTGGTTCAAAATTCACGGTTCCATACAATCTTCCGTCCAAATAGAATTTCGCAACACCCTTATAACAATCAATGCTGAAAACAAAGTGCCTGTATCCTGTTGCAAGATCATTTTTATCAATAATAAAAACAACATCTGTAAAATCTTCAATATTGAGTCGATTTAAAATTCTCACCTTGAAGTGATATGTTTTTTCGTTATAGGTCGCACTCAAGCATTGAATGTTGTGATTGTAGTTTGAAATATCCAAATTGTTCTGAATCAAATCATACTTTTGATTTAATTTAATAACTTTTTGATTATATTTTTCATCCAGTTGAATGACATATGATGCACTTAAATTTTGACAAAATACATTTTTGAATTTTCTTAGTTCACCATATTCGAATTTTTCACAATAACTTATTTGTTTTGCACTTAGGGAATATGCACTAAGTGATAATGTGAATGCACGTTTCAATTCATCTTGTTCGTATTGGAGGAAATCACTTCCAGAAACAATATCGATTTTTTCATCTTTTGTTACTCCAAAACAATCTATATTTTTATTCAGTGTGATTAGAGAAGAAATAGAACTTAAAGTTGTGGAATAAGTTTTAATCTCATTGGAAGAGAGATAATAGATGTTTGTGTTTCTAATGACTGGTTGTTTTCCATAAACCTTGTAAAGGTTTTGATTGTTATCTACAAGCAATTCAAAAGAGGAACCAACATCAATTGATGTTTTTTCCACTACAACCGATGCATTGTTTGAGTTCAAATCAACTGCTGCAATTCCATTTGATGTTGCGACATAGAAATAATTTTCATCATTTGTTGTGGAAAATACTTGATCTGTTGGTTGAAGGGATAATATATCCGCAATAGCTGAATTGGAATCGACAATTGTTCCCCTCAAGTTCAATTCAATCAATCTAAAATCTTCTGCAACAGCATGGATGTTTTCAAAACCATTTCTTCTCGCTATCCCAACAATTGAACAGAGGCTCATATTCTCTGTGGAAAGATCATCAATTTTTTTAAAATTATTGTTTAGAATTGAAATGGTTGTATCGTCTTTTTTTAGAATATTATATGGTGTTGTTAAAATATAATTATAGAAGCCAAATCCATTGTTTACATAATTTCCAAATATCAGGTTTCCGCTTGGAACACTCCAATCTTCTTTTTCCAAGAAGAATGAAAATGTTGCAACATTTTGGTCAAAGTTCTTGTTGGATTCCACGAATCCAAATGTTTTACCATCAAAAGTGTATTCTCCTGTTTTATTTTCTAATTCTAAAAAATTTGTTTTTCTGTATGCATCTAAATCGGTGTGCAAAATTTTAGATGAAAGGGACTCAACTATGAGATTTTCGTAATCGTTTTGACCCAAGTGCATGTAGGCATAGTAACAACCTTTTTCAAAGGTAAGACTGCTTTTGACATCGGAAACGTCTTCTTTCAAGTCCAAACAATCGAAACTATTTTTATATATGATTTCTGTTGCAGTCGCGGATAATGCAACATAAGGAGTTGTTTTGGATGGTTTATAGTAACGATCCATCCAAATTGGTCTTGTATTCGGGTTTCCAGCGGACAACCAAGCACATAACCATTGACCCGTGTTTTCTTCGCTTGGATTGGAATATGGGGAGGTATTACGGTAATCTTTAAGTTTTTTCCAAATCTTATCACTGTTTAAAGGACAATTTCCACCAACAGCACCAGATTCCGCGAGTTTACTGGAATTAACATTCAATTTTTCGTATGGATATATGTCATGGGGTACGTGAAAATATGTCGTCTTTCCGCTTTTAAAAACAAATGGAGTCGTATATGCGGAATATCCCAAGTTGATTTTATCGTACCCTTCATTTCTATATCCACCTGTAAAAATACTTTCGTATTCTTTTAAATTGGTTTCATTCTCTCCGAGAAATACGTTTCCCCTGCTTTGATCGTTCTCTTGGTTTAATTGATTTTTCAATGTCATCACATTGACAGGAAGAGAAGAAACAATCGAATTGATTGTTGTTGTAAAAAGTTGATTGTTTTTTACATCAAAATGACTTCTTGTTTTGCTGACTTCCAAATTATTTTGATTGAAAGTATCATTATACGATACCCAATTGTTTACATTTGACATTCCATCTACTTCTTGTTTTCTTTTTATATAAAAATTGTTATCATTTGAAAACGCGGAAACGTATGTCATTAAAAGATCGCTGTTCTTTTTTTTGATCGCATAATTTCCAATTTTACTTTGAACGTAGAAAATTATTCCGTTTTCATTTAAAATATAATTCAATTCGGTTGGATAATTGTCTATATTCGTTGCAGTTAAACATATCATTTTAACAGAACTTAGTGCAAGAGAATAAGCAAGTATATATTTTAAATTATTTTTTTCGTGATAAATTTTACATTTATCATCGTTCAAAAAATCGACTTGGAATATGTTTTTTCTTCCCAAATCTTCAAACAATCCATTGACTTTTACATTTTCCCCATCATTTATCCAAAATGTTGCATTATTATTAAATGCACCAGTAGAACTGGAATATATGTATGCAAGTTCATTTTGACCATCCAATGTTTCGTGTTTGAAGTCCAAAAATCCACTGAGATTATCATTTCTGGATAAAATTGTTACAGTGTAATTGTTTGTCTTAATATCTTTTGTATTTTTAAAACTCGGAATGATATTGTAATTTAAATTCCCATCAACATTCAATTGAATGTTTTTAATATCCATATTATCATCAAATGGATATTCCACATTCATTGTATCGTAACTTTTGTCTGAAATGAATCTTGTAAGCATTTTGGAAAATGTCCCTAGAAACTATTTAGATGAACGTTTCCAGTTCTGATCCACCAAAGCGAATAACATTTCCACCATTAACAAATGTAACAATGTTGGGATTGAATCCTGTAATGAATGGATACATGTCTTGATTCGCAAAAGATACTATCTGATAATCTTCAAAGCTAACTATTCCCTTGTCTGTCAATGGATAAATGTCTTCCCCTCCACCGAGTTCTCTCATTTGTATTTTATCCACAAGAGTCACAATACCCTTATCATATACAGGTGTTGGTGTGGGACTTGGCTGCGGTGGAATGACGGGATTTACATTTACAGGTGGAATTGGAATCTGTATTGTCGTTGTAGAAATTTGTTGCAACAATCCAATACCAAGAGGAATTGCAAGTGGTGCTTCAGTTGCGAATGGTAATTGTTGAACAGTTTCTTCCAACTCAAATTTCAATGAAGTTGAAATGTTTGTGAGTATTAAATCATCCTGTAAATTATCATTTACAAACAATAATACATTTGATGATTTTTTGTAAAAAGGAACAACCTCAACTATTGTTTTATCCTTATAAGAATCAAAAATACCACATTGAACAGAAGTTAAAGGAATTGTTATGTTTACAACATTTCCATCCTCATAATAAATTTCAAACTTGGGATAAAACAAAGTATAAAATTCTTCACTTGGATAGTAGGTAGATTGTATTGAACTTAATACTGGATAATACAATTGACTATTTTGTATTTTTGAATCAAACGTTTGTGATTCCAATCCATTATCTGGATTAAAAATGAGTTTGATTATTTTAGATTCTGTCTGATCAAACTCTGATAAATCAAAAGTAACATCTGAATTACAAAAAACATAGTGACCCTCCAGAATTAATTCATTTTCGGGTAAATCATCATATGCCAATTCAGTTTGCCCACCGCTTAAATATTCTGTAAAAATTGTTGCGATTTCTCCACCAAATACGCTTGTTGGGTAAAAAAACGACAAAGGTGATGCCATCGGATCAAGCAAATATCCACCATGCAAAACGTTATAAGTGTCCGATGCGCTGAATGGTGATAGATATGTGCCTGTGACAACAATGGTCAACGATGTCATATGATTATTTAATAGATTGGCGATAGAATCACGACCAACCTATGAATTGACTTTCAAATCCAGCGGATGCAATTAAAGTTAAAGTTGTTCCAATTGGATACATGTATTCACAATAATCATTGCAATATATACAGTTATTCTCATCTAACAACACATAACCATAACCTGATCCTGTTTTATCAATTGAAAGTATGGCATAGATTGAATCATCACATAAATTAGCAGAAAATACAGTCCCGCTTGTTGAATAAACGTTTAAATACAGGATTTCGTTATCAGGATACGTTGGTCTAACAACATCAACTTTAAATTCTTCGCTACCTATGTAAAAATTGGAAATTTCATAAACTTTATTTGAAACACTCAAATATTGAAATTCTGTTCCATAATTTAAAATAAGGTCACTTACGTTATCTTTAACATTAATTGCGGAACAACCAATGAAAAAATTAACATTGTTATATGACTCCCAATCGAATTGAATCACATATTTTCCAATTTTATTGATTTGTAAAACATCGGAATTTGATGCAAAAACATAATTTAAACCATTTTCATCGACGTTTTCTACGATTTTTAATTTATAATCATCTTTTCCACCAAGATATGCCGCTTTATTTGAAATTCCTCTCACATAATAAGGCATTTCTGGATTGGAATAATTATTGTCCAATATATAGTAAAAAGGCTTCAACAATATCGGAGTTTCCGATATAAATGTATTATTTTCAGATTGATAATATAATTTTTCACTGACAACAAATGGCAATGCATTCACATTTCTGGCCATATATGTCAGATTGAATTCATTCAATACAGGATTTTTCTTGAACGATCCACCCACGTATTCAAATAAATTTATTTCAGGAAGATCGCCCAAAGATGTGGAGAGAGAATAAACTCTGGTGTCCGTGTCATTAAGTGGATATATTTTTTTATAATCCACTTTTTTCACATCTGTTGCATAAATCTCAGGTATGATTTGTTTATAGTTTGAAGATGAGAGAGAATTTTTTTGGGTCGTTAAAAAAACCAAAAACATTCTTTGGAATTTTTCATCGTACCAAGGATTGATGAAAACATCCAAATATTTGCTGACTTCTCCTTTTTTCTTATAAAATGGTTTTGTATTTGTATTTTTAAATACATTTGTTTCAATATCATACAAATAAGAGTCACTGACGACATAATTATCTGTTTCTATGACAAATATGTTGTTTATCAGGAAAAATTTTAAACTTTTATTTTCAACTTCTTCTTTTACAGTATTTGGATATTTGAAAAAAATAGAGGAAAGAGTATCGACAATGTTGTTCGTTTTCCCATGGTAATTGTTTCTAACAAATATTTTACCCTCAACCACATTTTTTCTTTGATACAAAGAAACGTTTTGCGGCTCCCTTTCTTGGAAAACTGTATTTGAGTCGGAAATTAATCCACCATCATTCAACATTGACATATTATTATTTAATGGTGAACGCTAAATCAAAAAGGATTAACATTTTCTCCATCGAATCCTTGGACTTGATAATCCTCAAATGTCACAATTCCTTTCAATGGATATATATCTTCACCATCTATTTCAGTCATTTGAACTCCGTTAATCAAAGTTACTATTCCAAGACCCATAATTGTCTGAGTTGGAGTTACTGTAGGAGTGACCGTTGGAGTCGGCGTTGGAGTAACTGTTTTAGTTGGAGTTATGCTTGGTGTTGGAGTAACAGTTGGAGTTATTGTATTAGTTGGTGTTATGCTTGGAGTTGGAGTAACAGTTGGTGTTTGAGTATTGGCTGGAGTCTGAGTTATGGTTGGAGTTATGCTTGGTGTTGGGGTAACTGTTGGAGTTATTGAAGTTGTTGGAGTTACCGTTTGAGTCGGTGTTGGAGTAATAGTCGAGGTTGGAGTTATCGTTGGAGTGACGGAAGATGTGGGGGTCTGAGTTGGCGTTGGAGTTAACTTGAAAAAGTTACAACAGACCTTAACATTCCCCCTAATTTCAACTGTCAAATCATTTGTTTCAATCATGGTATTTCACTGGAAGTTGGTGTGACTGTTGGTGTCGGAGTTGTAGTCTCGGTTGGAGTATTCGTTAAGGTTGGAGTTGGCGTAGAAGTGCTTGACGGTGTGACAGTTGGAGTTGGGGTAGGTGTCGGTGTTAATTCTTCTGTTGGTGTAACAGTTGACGTGATTGTCGGTGTTGGAGTTGGCGTAGAAGTGCTTGACGGTGTGACAGTTGGAGTTAAAGTATTTGTCGGAGTTATGCTTGGGGTTGGTGTGGGGGTGGAATCCGGTGTCGGTGTTGGGGTTTGAGATGGAGGAGGTGTTGGGCTTGGTGCTATTCCAGTCTTAAAATAACTTCCAACTTTTTTATAAAGACCAAACTCATTAGAAGATTCATCACAGTACCAATCGACCACTACTCCTTCATCTAACAATAATTCTTTTTTATCTTCTTCTATTGGGAAGCCATTTAAATCAAATGATCCATCCCAAATGAAATTTTTATCTCCTTTCCAAAATGTGACATTATCCGTTACTTTTGCTATTCCTTCGGTTGATACTTTTGTATTTTGTTGTCTGCTTTGATAACCATAAAAAAGTTGATTGTAATTATTACTCAATACATCATTGAACCTATAACCATTTGAAATTTTTGTTCTATTCCATTCAACATCTATCAAATAAACGAGTGGTACATTTTCATTTTCTTGACCAGATGTGTAAATTGTATTTCCAATTTTATTTGGATCTGGGAAAATATAAATTTTATCTCTATCAATTTTAGAAGAATCAATTTGATATGCTTTCTTTGGTGTATTATAAATTAGAATTCCTTGGTTTTGAGGAACAAAAAATCCACCAACTTCATATATGCTATAAATGTTTTCCAACGATTCCGTTAAAATTGTTGTTGCAAAATGTTTGTTTAAATATTGCCCATCAAATGAATTGGAATCAAAAAGCAAACCGGAAACACTTTTGTTTTCCGAATTTGTGGAAAGATAATAAAAATTTGTTCCAATAAACTTTGGATAAAGTGATTTGAAAATATTTATTTTTAAACTATCCTGACCATTTTGAATGTAATCGATAAAATCTCTTGATTTCAAATATTGTAGTTCAGTTCCACTTAAAATTGGATTATATGTAAAATTAGAAATATATGAGGTTTCTGAATTTTTCAAATAAAATGGATAAGCTGATATCGCATCAACAATTGATTGTTTAATGTTTATGAAAATATTTGGATCTATTTTATTTGTAAATGTATGTTCCGTATTTTCAGGATTATCGTAAAAAATATCCGAATCGGAGTATGTTTCAACTATGGAAACGTCAAAGTTTGTATGAAAAGATGATAATTGTTTTCTATTTGTTCTTAAATTGTTATCAATATAGTCATAAACAAGTTTTTTAACAATAGTCTCAACACCGAAGTTACTACCCTTTAGATTGTATTTTATGAGGCTGTTTTTTACTTCTTTTCTCTTGTCACTATAATACAGGGAAATTTGTTTTAATTTTTGAATGAAAAAAGGAATAATGATATCCAAATCGGAGTCGTCATTGAAGTCGGCATTTAATATAAACCTTTTCTCTTCTTCTGTGGAAAAATTCAAAGTGATTTCCCGCATCAAATTCACATAGGCATCTCTGACAATGGCATTTTCTTCTGATTTTTTAAGATTCTTTTTACTTGCCCAAGTGTTTACGTATTGTTGATATGATTTAAGTTGTTCATTCACATCAATATTGGAAAAATTCTGATATTGCATGAATGCAAGAAAAGAATACGGTGAATCCCAATCCTTTGGATTTTGGGAATCGTTTACAATACTGTATGGTAGAAATGAAAACACCATGTTCGTTCAACTATTTAACATAATGTGAGAGAAATCCTATAGGTTTTTAGCCTATGGGACGCAAGTTGCTTTTTCGCTGTCACCAATCAACTTCAACCCTTTATAAAATCCATAAGAGATGATCTTGTCCATAAATCCACCAAATTTCGACCAATCGTTGAAAGAAGATTGGGATGGTGCGATAGTTGTGAAATCCGAATCGAAATTAATGATATTGTCTTTTAGTTCCAATGTTTTATTTGGAACGTGTTCATAAAATTTATAATATTGTGATATTTCAGATCCCGATTGTTCTCTTGTTCCTGTTACAAGATTCCACCCCCAATTATAATTAACACCTGATAATGGAACGCTATCCCCATAATTGTAACTATCTACAACTGTATTCGTAATAAGTTGATATTTTTCAGAAAACAATTCATAAGTCACAATAGGTTGCCCTGCGATAAAATATCCATTGTTTATATCAATTTCTCTTCCAAGATTGTTATTCTCTAGGTAAGTATAGGCCGACAATGCAAAGTTTCTGTTATATGAATTCGGTGTCCCAAAGAGTCTTTTGTGGCAAATCGAAAGAAGATCAATCGCCCTTCTAATGGAAGGAGGATATGAATATAGATATTCATTTAAATCCGTTCCAGTTTCATCCGCAAAAGAAATAAGTTGTTGGATATTGCACGTTTCTATATCGGAATTATTTGCAACAAAATTTGAAATTTTTTCATATATAACTTTACCAATTTCTTCGATATTTTCATTTTTACCCAAAATTTGACCGATAAAATCATCAAGTAAAACCTTTCTATCAAACAATGATTCTTGGAGAATATATGATTTAATTTGGGTCAGATAATCGAATTCTTCTCCATATTTTATAACTGTCGGAGATGGATTTAGAATATCAAAATAAGTACTGAGTCCTGTTATAATTCTTGGTTCAGGAATTTCAGTTTTTATGAATTTATTGATCCATCTAAATCCGGTCCAATCTCCCAGAACAGCATAAACAGCTTGCATGTTTTGAATTGGCCTGAGACTTAAATCTCTTAATTTTTCAGAAGGAAGTCCGGAAAGCGGAAGTGAGAGATTGTTGGTATCGGCAAAATAAAGAAGACCGTCCACATTGTTGACAACCCAAAGCTCACCAGAGGAGTCCACGGCTATTCCTCCGATATCTTTTATATAATAGTTTTGATCACCTAAAGATCCAAATATATAATCACTTTTTACTTTTGTAACAGAGTTTATTTTAGAAATGGTGTTTGTTTTATGGAGAACATATACATTCTGATTGGAATCAATGCTCATCGTTCCAAGTCCCTGAATTCCTCTTATTGTTGTTTTATCAAAAGTAATCCCATCTATGAAATAAACCAAATCATCCCTTTCGGAATTAATTGAAGAGGATTGATTTATGTTTTCAATTCCAACCCAAATATTTTTATTTGCATCGATTATGATTTCTTGAGGAACTTCTAGTGAATTAAAATATATCGCATTTTCAAATGTCCCATCGTTTTTGAATTTACAAATGAAATTGGATAGAGGATGCGTGTATGCAATATAAACATTGTTATCGAAATCCACGTCAATACAGCTTGGTATTATTGTATTTTCTCCAGCGAATCCTTGATAATTTAAATAATCGTTTGAATCGTAAATCTCCAAATTTTCAAAAGGTGGACGATAGAGGACACTGACAATATCTGTTCCATAATTTATTTTCATTGCGGAGGTTGCGTCCGCCAAACTGACATATGCATTTCCGTTTTTATCGGTTGCACACCATACAGGAGAAGACATTCCGTAATCGTTTAAGAACGAATGTGGAACAGGGGCCAATGTTAGGTCTGGTTGATATTGCATCGACGATAATGCCATTGTTGATACAATGTTTCCATCCACATCTGTCTTGAAAATTCTTTCGTTGTCCGCATCCAATATAAAAACTCTGTTTTCTTTATTATTGTCTAGATATTTCAATGGAGAAAAGCATATATGCATATTCGCCGTTGAAGTTTCAGACAAAGTTGAAAGATTTGTATCGTAATAAAATTCAATATCGGAAGTTGCACAATGATCGAAAACATTAAGTTTTTCGTATCTCTTCACCTTTGGTAATCCAATTTGTGCTAGAAATCCATAAATTGTGAAATTTTTGGAGATAGGTGTGTCTTGGATTTTTAGAGTCGCGGATATTGCAACTGTAGTGGATTCACATGGAAGTTTAACTGTTCCAGCGAAATATGGGGAATTATTATATTGTGGGACTTTATTGTTTTTTTCAAACAATGCATCAGTTAATTCAACTGGTGGTAAATCGGTGTTTATATATTTCACCAATTTGAGATTTACATCATTTAAATTGTTGTTGAATGTTCCGCTGTGAAAATTATAAATCGGATCATATGTTTTCACAGTATAGTTTTCCGAATCTTTGAATGTAAGGACAAATGGAATTTTTGTTTTTGTCCATTTTATCGGATACACGTCAAATGGATAAAGAATTTGACCGGAAAGGCTTCCAATTGTGGAGTTGGTTCCTTCCACGGATATTCCGTTACTTGTAATTCGTAAATTATCTGCGGAATTGAAAATGGATTTCAATACTTGACCAGACCAAGGGAGATTGAAATAACCTTGATCTAATTTCTTAAAAATGTTTTGAAGATTGTTTCTTTCTATATCTTTATCATTAAAATTTTTAGAATCAAAAGATGCATAAATAATATCAACTTCATTTGAGGGATTTCCTGATGTTTTTTGATCTACGAAATAAACATAATCTATTCCGAAATTTGTACCACTTGATCCTACAAATGATGAGCCATCGACTTCTTTGTTATGGAAATTTAGTTTTATACTCCAATCCCCATCTATTGGGCCAGTTGTATATGGGACGGCATAAACAGAAACAGAATCGGTTTTTGTGCTTTCCACAAGTTTACTTTGGAGGTAATTATTATCGTTTGTAAAAACATTTACAAATCCATGATAGGCTTTAAGGTGGCTATATTTGTTGGAATAATAAGAGGAAAGTCCCATGTAATCACTTTTGCTTCCAGACACATACAGATTGATCGTATAATTGTTATCTTTTAAAAATTCTTCGTTTTGCCAAGAATTGTATCTTGTGACAATTATTTGATTGCTTGGTTTTCCGGAGGGAAGGAAATAAGAATTTCCGTCAGGATTGAGGGGGTGTAGATATACGTAATCTGGAAAAATATTCGATGCCGTTAAAGTTTCTTCCAAAGATATAATATAAGATTCTCCGTTTTTATCAAAAATCGTTGCACTTACATTGTAAAGATCTGGAAACTTGTAAAAATGTTTAGCGGATGCTCCCGTGTATGTTGTACCATCTCCGAAATCCCAAACTACAACATCATTTGAATAAAAGGATCTATTTGTGAAATTTCCACTCCAGCTTAGTGAAAAATAAAAACTAGTGGCATCAACGGTATACGATTCAAAAGACTCCGGAGCCTTTATATCATCAAATACTTTGCAAATTATTTTTACATCCGATGCGGAGATCATATTATTCTATGACAATGTTTCCTTTCAAAACATCATAATTACCATAATAAGGTGCCTTGAAAAAAGGAAGAATGAGTGATTGATTGATAATTTGAATATCTTCCTCTGGTGCGGAATAAACGGGATTGAAAACCATCAAGCTTAATCCATTCACATTGATCTTTTGACCATTTACGGTTCTTTCCGTAGAAAAGGATTCTATTCCGTTTATACCGAGCAAACCAGTGTTTAATGTATCAATTTGAATTGTTTTTCCAAGACTTTGATTGTCAAAGAAATTTTTAAAAACATTGACTATATTTTCAACTATCGAATTGTTGCTGATAAATGATTGGTTTCTTTTTTTGATAATTAGTTTTGTTTCAGATATAATCTCCGGATAAAGTCTTGTATTGTTTATTTCATCGGATGATGCAATGCCGATTCCAACTTCAATGTAGACCGGATCTTGAAAAACAATTTCTGACGTGAGAATCTTCAAGGGATTCAATGCATCTTTTATTCTATTTTTCAAACCAACACTCAAGAATTTATTGAAATTGGCGGTTTCATTTTGAGGAATCTTAGGAATACAATAGCAATTCACATTGTTAAAATTACATGAATTTGAGAAATTGACTTGATTGAACAAGATGCGGCTATCCAAGTTTGGCTCGGATAATCCGATCTCGTTCAAATATTGCAAATGACCAGATACATAGTCATTGTTGTTGACGACTTTAACATCTTGAATCAAATTTGAAAAATTGTTTTTAATGTAATTTTCAAAATCTGTCGAATTTATAAGTCGATATTGAGTTTTGTAAGTATTTCTTGCATTGTTTTTAATGCTTTTAGAATCTTCTTGATATGTAAATTTGGAAGAAGGGAGAGAATTTGTGAAATTCAATTGAGCAGCTTCGCTTAAATTCAATATTTTTATTCCTGTCGGCCTGATTTGATTCATTATATCGGAATAAAGTTCCGTATCATAGGTGAACAATCTAGATCCGTTCAGTACATTTGGCCCAGCTTCACCATTAGGCCCATCGCTTTTTAGATAAAAAACAGAAACAAAATCACCTTGGCTTAGTTTTTTTCCAGTAACACCGTTTCCAAATTTAATCGTATATCTTTGGTTTTCATTCAATCGTAATTCATAGGATTCCGAAAGAGGGTTTTCCAAATATAAACTATTCACGTTCTCGTATTGTTTCCAGAGATTGTTTCCGGATTTTACATAAACATGAACGTGGTTATGGTCGATCAAGTCATTGTTCCCGTCTATATCAGTGGAAACGATATTAAATTCCTCAAATTCTTCACCTGTAGCAAGATATATCGGATATTGAACAAATGAACCTTGATAAAGCAATGCGGATTCATTTAGGTCATTCAATACTTCAATTCCGCTTGTTGATTTGGAGAATGTAATGTCTTCTGTGAATGAATAATTAACATCATTTATTGCAAAATATGCATATCTTGGAATTGTGTAAATTCCTTGGGATAAAACATCGCTTGCAACAGCTGAGAATGAAACAACGGATGTTTGGATACCAATCGGATTATAGTTGAGAACTTTAACAATTCTATTCACATTCTCATAAAGTTGGGCATTTGTGAAGGATGCTTCATTTGCTGTCCTGTTCAAATAAAATAGAAGAACATGGTAGCTGTATGCGATGACATCTAGTAAGCTATTGAAGTTGGAGCCTTCAAATATTTGATCGGTGAAAACTCCACCATCAATTAACCTTTGTTGCATCAGGGTTTTAAGCGAAGTAGCATCAAATGCCGCATAGCTATTGAATGATAAAGGAAAATTTTGATTTGTTATTTCGTTGTCAGCCATATTAGTTAAAATAGTATCCAGATTCAGCCAAAGTTCCCTTTACCTGCAATCCTTTAATATTTAATGAGGGAACCGATAAAAACAGGTCTATTGTGTATTGTTGATTATCATAATCCGTTGTTATGTTTATATTGTCCACGGTCACTCTCGGTTCAAACTTTGTAATTCCTTTAATAATTGTATCTCCAAGCATTCTCGCATTTTCTGCGGTAATTCCTGTAAAAAGATAATATAGAAGATTTAAACCAAATATGGGATTAAGAATTTTTTGGCCAGGTATCGTAGTGAAAATATTAAAAATACTGTTTTTTATTGCCGCCACATCGTAATCGACAACAATATCTCTTTGCTCCTTGAAATTATTTAAAGGGTTTGTTTTCGTGTAATCTATCGTCAAATCCACCTCTAGATCTTTATATGTATAATCCCTTTCTTTTGGGAACTTGTTGAGTTCTGTGATTACAATGGATGCCATAGAAATATTTATGGAAAAATATCGAAATCGTCAACGCTAAATATAAATAATTGTAATCATGGGTAAATTCACAAAATTATACGAGTCCGCAATTCAACGTTTCACCAGAGGTGGATTGCTTGTTGGTGATTTGGTAAAAATCAAAGAAGGAGCATATGGTGATGATTTCTTTAAGAAACAAAGTGGAAATTATGTTGAAAAGCTGAAAAGTTTCGCCAATAGCGGACTTAATATCAGAGTTTCCAGCATTAAGACCGTGCGCCCCTCCTACCAGCCTGGTAACGTCTACAACGAGGGCGGTGAGTTTATCGTGGATATTGTGCTAGAGAAGGCACCGGGTCTCTATTATGACTTCATCACCGTTCCAATGCACATCTTGGAACACATCGACACTGGTGTAAATCTTGCACCAGTTCCAGATGCCCTCCGTTACGATGACAGATCATCAACAGATGTAAATGAACTTGGTTTGGCTAAAAAGGGTGCAGAAACCATTCTAGATCCATATCGTCAAACCAGAACCGCTGATTTTGGAGACGGTAAAGATACAAAAACACGCACAGAACTTGGAATGGACAATATCAAAATCCCATCTAAGCCTTCTGAAGACGCTAAAAGCCCCTCAGTTTATTCTCCGCAAAAGGACTATACCAAGAATTATCTTCCTAAAAAGTAATTTAGTTTTCTAAAATTCCACCAAGGGCTAGAATCAAACAATAAAAGTTGATCTCTTGGTCAACGACAAATGCGGATTTGTACATGTATTCTCCAATTGCAACAAGCCACATTTTTTTCTTTGCTTCGGTAAATGTATTGTTCGTTTGAGTATCGCAGACGACATCGAATAAACCTTTCATTAATAGAGAATAATCGCCTTTAAAATCCGTTTCATTCTCAATGATATATTTGCGGATTTCTATTTCCCTTTTCTTAAAAAGAAGTTCTAAAATCCTATCAACGAAATTATCAACCTTGGAAATATCTGGAATCGTTAAAATGCCATTGATGCAATATTTCTGAACCTCATTGATTGTTTTCCTGATGTCGGGATAATGTTTCTTGATCGTATGTCCCAATTTTATTCTATTGGAATCGTCCAGTTTAATGCTCTGGCTCTTTAGTATAAAGCCAATTCTTTTAACAATTAAATTAATGGGAGCGGAAAGTTGAATCGTTTGACATCTGGATTGTAGAGGAACAATGACATTATGAATGTAGTTGGAGGTTAAGATATATCTACAATATGCTGCATTTTCCTCCATTGTATTTCTCAAGCCTCTTTGTGCTGCGGGTGAGGCTGAGTCAATTTCATCTAAAAATACAATCTTCTTTTTACCATTGAAACTTTTAGTTTTACTGAAATTTGTGATCGTGTTTCTGACTTCATCAATTCCAACTTCTGCACAATTTAAAAACAAGTCCTCTGCATCCAGTGCGGTAATTAGAATTTTACCAGTAGTTGTTTTTCCTGTTCCAGCGTTTCCATAAAATAAAAGATTTGGAATTTCATCATTCTTGATAAAATTCTCAATAATGTTTTTATCACTTTCACACAATACCAAATCTTCAATATGTTTAGGTCTATATTTTTCAGACCACAATCCGTTTACATCCATAAATTATTTTCCCGTTGAACCGAAACCATTTGACCCCCTTTGAGTTGGAACTGTTTTTCCCCACTCGACTCCGAAGTTTGTGATAGAATATTTTACAAGAATCTGTGCCGCTCTTTCTCCCGCCTTGATGGTATAATTTTCATTTGAGAAGTTGAATAACAAAATCCCAAGCTCACCTCGAAACCCAGCATCTACTATACCGGAAAAACAGAAAATACCATGTTTAAATGCCAATCCTGAACGAGATTCAACTTTGATCCAATATCCTTCATCCAAAAATGCCAGTTTCAATCCAACTTTTACAACTGCTGAACCTTTTGCTTCAATTGTTTGATCTTCTACTGCAAACAAGTCCCAACCCTCGTCATTTGGGTGTGCTTTTTTTGGAAGCTGGGCATTGGGATGAATCTTTTCAAATACCATTTTTGGTTGACGCATTTCTTCTAGGATTGATTTTGTCATGCTGGAATGATAGCATGGCTTTTCCGCCTGTCAAATCTAAATAATCAAACGCATGAGTAATCAACTAACGCCCTTATCTGGATTCTTGGGTTCCAATGATTTAACTGATAAATTGAAACAAACCGTTGGAGTAATCAGTACAAAAGCGAAAGAAAACAAAATAAATCACAGTGAGGATTTGGAGGATTTTATTTTAAGAAATTCCAAGGAATTGGTTGAAGTCGGTATTGATGCGATTCACGAAATCAAAGAAACCGTAATGCTCAATCCTCAATCTGATGAAGTTGAATCTTTGGCAGAGATTTTCAAGGGCGTATCCACTGCAATGAATATTTTAAAAGATATTCAAATCACCAAAATGAAGATCAATACGACCAAGGAAATAAAGGAAATGGATATTCAAAGCAAGAAGCAACAATTGGAAGAAATTTCTGATACTCCAACCGGAATGAGAATGACAAGGGATGAAATCTTTAAGCTCCTAAAAGACAACGGTGATATCGTGGATGCGGAGATTATCACTCCTGCATCTTCGGGAGGAAAGGATTCCCCGCAATAGGTTGCTTCACAGTTGGACCATAAAGACTGGAATTTACAACCGTGTCTCCTACTTTTGTGGGGATTTTAATACTTGGAGCACCAGTCTGAACATTGTTCGTTGCTGGTTTGAATCTAAAGTTATCCATGACGTATTTTGCATTGTCACCCATCAGCTTTTGAATCTTGCTCATGTATTCTGTTGCAATTTTTCCCATTCTTTTTGGAAACTCATAATCACCAACAAGAGGTTGACCATGTGATGCTGTCGGTGCAGCTACTTTTGGAATAACAGGTCCAATTGATCTGTCCTTGCATATTCTAATTCTTGCCATTTTTGAGGCATACAATGCTAGATCGGCACTATTCACGTTTTTCGGCAATGTTCCCATGTTGCAAGGGACTTTTTGATTCAATGTTCCAACTGGTGGAAGACTGTTTGGCGTGAACCAATTTAAGGAGTTAACAACCCCATTCATGCAATCAAATGCATAGTTTTTATCCAATGATTTCAGCGGACCTTGTTCAAGAACCAGTGCTTTTGCTTCAGGAGAAAGCCGATTCTTGTAAAATTTCTTAAACCAATCTTGAAATGGGGTTGGAAGTGAAGGCAATTGACCGTCCAACTTTCTAAAGAAATTTGCAATATTTTGATTTCTTCTTGTGATGTTGGAAGTCATCGTAGTTTTAAGTTCTATGATGAGATTCAAAGTCTCTTCCCCAACGCTTTCGAATTGTTTATAAAATTCGGGAGAAACCGTTTTGGTTAAAGGGTCGATTGCCTGATAAAGTATATTTCCGTCAATTGAGTTCATTTCATTCCAGCGAAGTTTTGTTTTTCAGAAGAAGAAGATTTTGTACCATATATGTGATTATAATACATACCTTTTTTAAATTCATGAATAACCATTGTTGTGAAATATTTACCTAGAAGATTCTTGTCGTGTTCATTTGACAATTGATTATCCGTTCTGTTCACATTAAAAAATGTACCGGATTTTCTCCTTGTCAATCCTTTTACTCTAAAATATATAGCAGTGTTCTTGAACACAGATGCAATAAGAGCCTTGTTTCTTCCAGAATTTAATTTTTGAAATTGTTGACCTGTTCCTAGACCGGACTGATATACGTGTTGAACGTTTTTATTTTCTTCTCTTAATTGATTCTTTGGTAGAACATCGTACATTTGAGAGTTGGGAGAATCCGATAAATTTTTAACGTTATCTTTGAATATTGAATTTGTTGAATTTTTGAAATTATTGGATTTTATGGAACATGTAAAAAATCCACTTGGATCGTAAGAATGTACAAAATGCGTGGATATGTCTTTTTGAACAATATCAGCATCGGCTTTTAAGAACGAATAGTTTTCAATGATATTGTAATTCACGGCATTGAAAGAATTTGGAGAATTGGTTGAGCCAAAATTAATCGGACTTCCCAAACCAGATCCAGCTGTATCTTGTTTGCTTAGATAAAAATCCTCACTTAGGCTTCTACCTCCACCCAATCCAACAAGTCCAGCCAAACCGGATGCAATTGCACCCAAGCCTCCCCCACTTCCTTTAAACATGGAATTTTGCAAATAAACTGTAATTGGAATAAATGTGTATTCTTCAGTATATCTCGTTTTTTTGAGAATGCATGGAACATAGTCATATCCCTTTTCACTGACATGATATTCTATCAAATATTGAAGATCATCAATTGCCTTATATCCAGCATTTGTATGGTATTCTAAGAGAGAACCACCCTTGTCCCATTCAGAAGATGCTTTGAATCCAGCGGTTGTTATCTTGTTCAAGCATTTATCTAAAAGAGCTTTAATAATATCTCCAGTATATCTCTGAAAACTATCTGTATTTTTTACTTTTTTTTCAGATGTTGTTTTATCTGATAATGTCGTTGTGGCTTGCTGCTGTGATCCCGCCGCACCACCAGATGCACTATCTTTTATTGGAACATCCGAACTACTGAAGTGGGAATCGACTTCATTTAATAATTGATAATCAACGTCCCAGAAATACAGTCTTTTATATTTCACGCCTTTGTCTTCGGTCATCTCTTCCTCGATTTTATATATGGAAAAAGTATATTTTAAACAAAATTCCTCTCTGTCTTGTTCCGATACAGAATTCACGCAAGTATCGTCTTGTTTCATTTGAGGCATGATTTCCACTTGAAGATAATCTCTACCATCTCCACGGAAATTATAGGGCTTCACTTTGCTTGCACCATCAATTCCGTTAAAACTTTCTATGACATCTTGACTGTCATTGAAAACCAAATATCCATAAGAAAAGAAATATCTCAAATCATCCACGATTTTAAATTCTTCAATAGATGCATATGTTAATCCCATTTTGGTTTCACCATTATATAGATAAACATCGAAAATATAATTGTTATCTCCTATCTGAACAACATTTCCAGACGCTCCACTTTCGTCCCCCCTTGTAAAATTTGATAAAACGCTTTTAAGACTCATTTTTCAATTTGGTTAAAACGGCTCTTACGAATTGAGGGTATAATATCTTCAATTTCGTTCCAGCCTGTGGAAATTCCATTGGATTGTTTATTTTATTTACAACCATCATAAGCCACCACAAATCCATTGTTCTATATTCATTGTAACTTATAGCAGTCCAAGGCATGGATCTGTCCATTTGTATCTCATAAAAAGAAGACGGATCTAATTCGTCCAATATGTATACGGAAAAAGAAAGCAAATTGTAAAAATATTGAGAATCTTCGGTTAAATACATTTTGAAGAAATTTTCATATTGATAATCGCTAAGTCTAGGAAGACTTAATACGTTTTTTTGGTAATCACCAATTGCTGAAATTCCATCTGTATAAGAAGTTATCATTTTCTAACCTGTGTTGTTTTGTTTGTTTTTTGTGAAATATCGTTAAGATTATCATTGTTAAGCTCTCTTCGGAATCCGCTCAAGAAATCATCAATAATTCCAACACCAGAACTTTCTAAAACATTTACTTTGTTTTGTTTTTCAAAAAGCATATGGTAAAGGAAATTCCTGCTTTCTGCAATAAGAGATGATAATTGTATACTAACCACATATGCGTCCGGTATAATAGTTTGTATTCTGGATGTGCCACCATTTGCACTTGGAACATTTACATAATAGCTTCTTCTGGAACCCATGAAATCCACGGAAAGAGAACTCACATATGCATATGGCATATATTTGACGCCCGGTATCATGACCTCGTACAGACAAGGAGGTTCTATTAAGTCCCTGCTTTTTCTGTTTGGTCTATTTTGATAAACAAGCATGTATATCAATTGCCAATTTCTTTGAACGTCTTCAAATGTGGCCCAGCCTGTATTGATTAGCGGAAAACTAAAGGCCAATCTTTCTCCGGATGCTCCGAATTGATAAAACTGCGGTTTCTCAATGTAAATACCCGGTTCCATGATGTTCATTGAGGTCGAAAGTCCATAAGCCAATCCTTCGGCGGTTTTTGCACCAGCCGATGCAAGTGCTCCAAGTCCCATGGTTCCGGTTAAAACTTTATCATCGCTTCCAAATGCATTCGAAACAGCGTGTGCCGCATTGCTGAAATAAGGCATTTTATATACAAATTTTGTATCTTCCGTGATATATAACCCTTCATATGGGGCTAGAACATCTGACGATGCGGATTCAGCCGTTAATGCTCCCAATATGCCCGATGCACTCTTTCCTGTGATTGTTTGAAGGATACCGGAACCCATGAACCCCTTACCAAAGTTGGATGCTGCTCCTACAATTTTTTGTCCTATTCCCGTAACCGCTCTGCCAACGGTATTATTTAAAAAATTACCAAATGCACCAGACCCAGCCGATGTTGATACTAAATTCGCAAGCCGTCCCGTTGCCTCTCCTCCTTTTTCACTGGCAATTGCACTATAATATGCCAATTGTGCAATTAATGAATTTGTCTTAAGTCTTTTTTCTTTCAGCATTACAGCAGGAATGTCTTGTCTACTGCTTAACTGCGAATTTGTCCAATAGAATCCGTTAACCACATCTATCATTCCAGCAGAATCTCCCGTTATTGAATCATTTTTAAGAAAATTCTTAGATAAAGATAACGAAAGACCTCCTCCAGCAGGTACTAATTTTGGAGATCCAGATGGGGTGTTGCAATCGGAATTTGATTGAAATCTAAACAAATTTTTCACTTCAATTATTTAGAGGTATGATCCGATGTTATTAGCTTTCAATTCAAGCCCTTTTATCCCAACAAAACCGTTAATTGGAGCATTTGACCTTAAGCTTTCCCTATATTCCTCTATATAATTCTTTTGCGGAGTTTTCGGTTTATCTTGAACATCGGATGCACCTTGCGGTTGAGGTTGTTTGGGAGCCTCGGAAGGTTCCTGTGGTTTTTCTTTTTGTGGTTCTGAACCGCCTTTGTTTATTCCTTGTATAGCGTTTAATACAGACTCGAAACCTTTACGCATTTCTTCGGATAAAGATGAAACATCACTTCCTGTTTCTTTTGTTTTTTCTTCCGATTTTGAAGGAACGGAGGAACTATCGACTTTTTCCATATTCGATATTGGATTTTGATTTGTATTTGAAGTTTCCTTGATTGGAACATCTGAGACCTCTTCTTTAACAACCTCTTCTTTTGGAGTGCTTAAAAACTCTTCCTCTTCCTTAACAACCTCTTCTTTTGGAGTGCTTAAAAACTCTTCCTCTTCTTTAACGGCTTCTTCTTTTGGAGTGTTTTCTTTTTCTATATCTTTTTCCTGTTCTTTTGATTCAACGACATTCGATTTTTGATCATTCAACGCCATATTCAAAATCGTATTTTTGGTTTCGAAGTTTACATTTTTTGAATTTTCTGTTTTATTTTCGTTGAAAATATTATTGATTGTGGATTTTATATTGTCTTCTTTTTTTTGCTTTTCAACATTAAGATCCGCTAGTTGTTTTTCAATTTGAGATATTTTCGAAGTTATAAGTTTATTAGAATCTTCCCCAATTTTCCCTTCTTCTGTTTTATTTGAAAATTCTTTTTTAGCATCTTCTAGTTCTTTAATTGTTTGATTGTATTCTGTTACGTATTTTTTATTCTCAACAATTTGATTGTAATAATTTTGAATATTCTCTTCATTTACGGTTATATTGTTTTTTTGAAGATGTGCTTTCAAATCATCCAAAGTCATTTCTTTGTTCTCCGGAACAATATTTTCTTCGGATTGATTTTCTGACGATTCCATTCCAGAACCTTTATTTGCCGATGATATATTGATCTCATCCGCTATTCCGAAAACATTTTCTGGAGCATTTTTTTCCATTTCAATTATTTATTGTTAAGAAACATGTCCATTTCCTTCGGACTCATTTCATATATTTCGGAAAGAAGAAAACTATAATCCTTTTTAAGTATCTTTATTTTCTTATAAAGATTTTTAATATTTGTTGAATAAACGAGCTTTAAAAAGTGGAAAAGACTGTTATCAAAGCAATTAAAATATATTTTTGGTACATTTTTAATTATTTCTGGAACTTCAAACATAATAATTTTATTTTCTTCTATATGTTCCTTTATCTCTTCTATGTTTTTTCCAGTTTCTTTTAATATATCATTCGCATCGGAATAATATAGATATCGTGGAATTGTGAAGTTATCAAAATTATATTTTTTAGACTCTTTAATAACATTCTTTAAAATTACCTCATATGTTATTGGATTTAAATCTTCATCTTTCGCTGATAATTTCAATATGGGTTCAAGGTATTCACAATTCAAATGCATTAAAATTACAAACTTGTCTAAATTTGTTAAATTCTGGCTATTTTTCAATGATTTTTGACAAATTGATTCAAATGTTTCATTTGTATTTTCAAAATCTTTATTAATAATATAAGAGTTTAATTGAAAATAATCTCCAAAGCAAAGTTTGTTTATTTTTAATTCTCTACCAATGCTCGGAATGTGGCATTTTGTGAAAAAATCCATAAAATCTTAGAAAAATCCTGAGATGTTTTGTGGGAAATTTCCATTGTTCTTTCCACCTTGTAATGGACTAATTCTCGAAAAATTCCCATTGAATGCACTTGAAATTTTATCTATAATATTAGGGAGAGGTAGATAAAGAGAATTGGATAATGCATAATCAGTATATGTCCAATTTGTTGATATGGTGGGTGCTGCGTTAGGCTCGTCGTATCCAAGCGTTTTAGTTTCAACAGATGTTGGAACACAATTGAAAAAAGTCCAAACTTTTCTAGGTATCATTGAAACATTTTGAAATGTTCTCGTATATTGTAAAACATATACTGTGGATTTAACGTTTCTTGAGTCTCTTTTTGTTCTTGTATCGTTTTCCCTTGCAACAAAACCGAAATGCTCGGCTGCGATAACCCAAGGTCTAATTATAAAGTCTGAGAATGAAGTGTTTGTCTCCAAGAAAGATATATTCAATGTACTAGCTGGGGTTCTACCATTGGAGAGGATGCCTGGTAAAAACCCCCTTGCATTATCAACATTCGCAGTTGTCGTTTGCATCGTCTCACTTGGAAGTGTGACGCTTTGGGCAAATAAACAACCATTTACTTTCTGGAATCCATAAGATGTCAACAAGTTCTTGGCTTGATCAATGTTATAGTTTTTATAATCTCCGCCAGTTCTTTCCAATCCTTGAAGAATGTTGGTATTGATGCATTGTGGAAATGGTTGAATGAGTACAATCCATTGAGATTGAAGCGGTATTGCTGTTAACCAAGATTCGAGTTGAAGAAGAAAGTAATCTCTAGTGGAAATTAACGGAGCACCTTGAATATTAAACCCAAAAAGCTCTCCAATTTGAGGTTGAGTCAAAGGATTTCTTCCGGAGAATACTCCTCCGATATTATCTTTAATGCCGTTTAATGCATTATTAAATGCATCGCTTAATCCAGATCCCATTTGAATTATTTATGGGGGATTATGTGTTTTAACTACCTCTAACTTCTCTCCAATAGTGATAGGCAAGTTTAACGTTGAAGCTCAATACTCCACCAGTTCCTTCTGACATTGTATATGCCAAAGGACCGACATCTCTGATGCTAACACCAACCAGTTGATATTGGTTGACCTTTTCAAAGTTAACATCAAGTTGAACGAGATCAATTGTTGAATTTTGGGTTGGGGTTAGATAATTCCCTGTGCTGTTGGCATCGTTGAAAGTATCATTGGTCCATTGAAGGAACTTCTTTCTGAGATCGGAGTTGGCACTGCAATAGAAAGCAATTTCATAGCCCTCGGAACCTGGATACGTTGCAAGACCGGGTATATTGAAGGTCAGCCCCATATATTTCGTTGGAACGTTTCCAATCGATCTAGCGGGAAGTGCTGCTGTTTTTGCATAAACAAGATCGTTTTCATCAAATGTTATTGATGTTCCTTGTGGGGTGATGTTTAAGAGTCTAAATTGGACATCACGTGCGAAATCTCGCTCTGATGCTACTCTGTAGAAGTCTTGAATGGTTTGTTTTGTTGCGGCCATAGTATTTTAATTATTTATTATCCTCCGATTAGTTCATCGAAATTCGTTCCAGTTCTGGTTGCATAGAAGTTTACAAGGATAAACTCTGCGGTTCTTACTGGTTGAATGTAGATATCAATTTTAAGCTCGTTATTGTCGATTACATCAGGTGTATTGTTCAGTTCAGAACAAACGATTCGATAATCATAGACACCTTCAGTGTTCTTGGCATTTTCGAAAATAGGAGCAAGAACGTTGACAACTTGGGTTCTTGTAAAGAGAGTATTTGGCTCGAATACAAAGAACTTGGCTGTTTGTTTTGTTGCTTTTTCCAAATTAAGGAACAAGCGGCGAACGTTAATGCGATCAAAAGCTGAAGGTTTCTTCAAGAGTGTTTTTTGACCAAAGATTACGAATCCTTCATTCGGGAAGAATGGAACTGGATTCATGGAAATCTTATAAAGTTGATCACGTTGCTTTTGTTTTGGATAGATGGCAAGATCATTGACTCCAATCAGAACGCCGCGAGTAAAACCAGCGGGTGCTGACCAAGGTTGGAAGTTTGAATCTGTGTTTGCCATTGCTGAACCAGCGAATCCTGAGAAAGGAATCCAAATTTGGCGATTGGTTTGGGGATCTAGAACTTGCGCCCATGTTGCATAAGTTGTTGCATAGGAGCAATTGGTTGTTCCAAATTGATGTCTCAAAGGCCAATAAATGTGCTGGGAGAAGTTGGTTGTAACATAACCAGCGGCGTTTGGGTCTGGATCGTTACCAGCATTTGGGGACCAGAGTTTTTTGGTATTAATGACCTTACTATTGGCACCTTGAACAAAAATATTTCTAATAGGATCAAGTACAACCAAAAAGTCTTTTCTTACTTTTTCAGCATAGTTAATGAGGATGTTGGAAATGGCAGTGTAGTTTCCACGGATTCTTAGACCATCATCATTTAGGTTTTCGGAATTTGTGGTATAGAATGCGGAGAGGGCATTGAGAGGAGTGCTCTCAACATACTCACCAGCGGATAGATAGCTAGTATCATTCGTGAATCCCGATTGCTCGATTGCATTTACATAAATAGTGCCAAGTCCACCTTCCAAGGCAAGGTCGATTGGGTAAAGTTCATCACTTTCAACAAGCTCAAGAGCGCGATCCAATTTCTTTGGAAGAGCACCGATGGTTTTGTTTACTGTAACGGTATTGTTGTAAACGCCCAGAGGGAAAATGGCATCGGCATATCCATAAACCGATGCAATTGATGTAACGGTTGCGGATGGTGCTCCAACTCTTGCGACGAAAGAGGAAAGGGTATCAACGTAACCGGGCACGGTGTACATCGTCTCCAATTGTTTTGTCAAAAATCTGACTTTTTTGATAGGAATTCCGCTGTCATCCAACCAAGTTTCGGTGAATCGGTTGCTGAGATAAGGATTAACGAGAACATTGATATTAGCAGAGTCTTCTGCAATTCTCGCAAGGTTGAATGTTCTGGCAGCACCACCATTTTGATCTCCAACTTGTCTGTGGTAATCGAATGATCCAGTATAGTTTTCGGTCAATACATAATCGAGAGAAATGGTATCTGGAGTAAAGATGCTTTGGCGAAGCTTGAAAACCGCAAGCGATGCACTGTCTTGATATGCTGTTTCGCTGATATCAAACTTGGAAAGGTTTTCCATGACTTCGGAAATTGAATCGCCACTTCCAAATTTGGTCGCAGAAAGGGAAAAATTGAGACGATTCTTCGGAACTGTTGTATAGGTTGAAATGGAATCCAAGGATGATTGGATACCTTGAACTCTGAGAACCGAATCAAATGGAGTTGCAGGGTTGAAGTTGCTGTTATCGGCAAAACCAACATAGTAACCTTCGAATTTGTTGTTTACAGTGGTTTGGGATTTATTAAGAACAATAATGGCGGAATCACCAAGTGTATTATATTCAAAAGAACCAGATGCAGTTGGAGTATTTGTCCAATTGATATTTCCTTCAATGATGCTTTGATATTGTTCCGCACTGAGTTCAACGTGGGTTGGTTTACCAACGAAATAGGTTTGGGCATCCGAGAGGCTTGTAGAGGCGGTTGGAAACGATGGGCTTGCCATGTTAGCCGAGAGAGCCTTAACAGGGTAGGCAAGAGCACTATATCTCCAAGAAGCGAATCCATCGCCCTTGTCATTACCATATGGAAGGCGGGTTACCAACAAGCGGCCTGGCGAGGAATTTACAACATTCTTAACGGTGTGGTAAAAATAACGCTCCGCTGCATTTGTTGGTGATCCGTAAATTTGTTCGAATTCAGAAATGCTGGTCGGTTGAAGAACCTCATCAATTGGGCCTTGGGCTGCGAAACCTGCAATAAAAACAGAAGTTCCTTCAATTGTAACGGGTCTTAGTGTAAGGTCGATTTCTTTGATTTCGACGCCTGGTGATTGAATTGTTCTTGCCATATTAGTTATTTATATTTTTTCAAGAACGTTTTTTGAAAAAATGATCAAAAATTATTCTTCTGGCAATAATTCCGCCTCAAATTGGTGATAGGCATACTGAAACGATGATTCCATTTCACTAGCATCTCTATCCGAATAACCTATTCCACCGAGATTTACAGGAAAACAATGATAAAAATTAAATTTTATAACGTTTTTATTATATTCATCCCTACCATAAACTGAAATTGTAGTTTGGTAATCTGGCATTAAACCCTTAGATGGAATCGGGGTTTTATATATTCCTTTTTTTCCATCGTTGAAACAGTTTAACCATCTATATAATACCCAATAGTTGTTGAAAAGATTGTCCACCGTGAAATTCACAGTCATATTTTCAAATGCAGGACGTGCAAATGTTGTGACTTTTGGAACTTGTCCACCGTATGGAACATTTGTGGAAGGTATATTAAGTGCTGGAATTACTGTTCCATAAAGAGAATATTGAACAGTATCTGGCATTACTTTATTATTTCCTCTTTCCAGTATGGATTTTTCCGGTTTCAAAATCTTCGGAAGATCAAAGACCATAATGAATTTGTCTTTTCTTTGCTTGTTGAATGAAGATTGGAAAATGGACAAGTTGGACATGTTAACTATTTATTAAAAATTATAATCCTTCGTGAAAACATCCCAACCATCTTTTTTCAGGATTTCGTAATCCGGTATGTTGGAAAATTCGTCTTTTATTCCAATCGGATCACTAAAAACAGTTGGAAGTGGCATAAATGCCTGACCATCTTTTTCGTTGACATATATATTACTCGGAGAAACAATGTCAGTAATTCCATAATCTATTGGTTTTATTTTAAGGGGTCTCTGATTGTCATCCATTGCAATCATCTCATAATATCTTTTGCAGATATCGTTGAGAAAAACGGCAGTTGCCCAGACAAGGGCCATAACCCTGTCATCTAAAGTATTTGCTGTTCTACCACTCCACGTTCCATTTGGGTGTCGAATGAAGTCCTTGATTTCATTTAGGGTTTTAATATCCCTTATTTTGATACTTCTCATTTCGTTGAGAAAATATCTCATATTTGTAACGGCTTCGATTTTTGAATTGAAGTGGCTAACAATACCTGCCTTGTTGTTGACTTTGAATTCATTTGCAACAACACCTCTTGTTCCCCAAGTTACGACATTTTCATAACCATAGTTCATTTTTAAAGAATCGATAACTTGTGCTCCACATCCGTTTCTTTCAACGAGAACTGGCGGTCTTCCCCATTGTTGTAGGAGATCGTGTAATTTTTGGGCGAAATAATATGGAGATATTTTCTTTGTATAATAGACCGCATCTTGTGTGATGTTTGTAAGGTCTGTGATGTTTAGAATCTGACATACTGTGGCATTTTGATTCAATCCCTCTCCTACGTCCACACCAATAACATAGTGACATTTTTCATTTGGTTCATCCCATACCACATATTGACCATCATCGAAAACATATTCTGGGTCTTTGCATCCAGATTCAAGCATTTTATAAACATCCTCGTCAATTGGAATTTCACCAGATGCTAAGAATGCATTTTCGAATTCTTGTGCAAAAAGTTCTCTTGAACCAATCGTTCTCATGGTTTCTGCTTTCCATTTTTCGTCTCTATTTGGAACTTCCCACCAATCCACTCTTTCTGGATGCCATCCATTCCAACCATCTCCTTTTTTATTGGAATCTTCCCAAAGGTTGTGAAAAAGATTTCCTATGCCTTTTGGTGTGGATGCGACAAGAATTTTGGATTTTTTTGCAGATGAAATAATTGGATAAACTGATGCCCAGAAATCGGATAATAATCCGCTGTCAATATGCGCAATTTCATCAACCACAAGCACATTTACAGATTCGCCACGACCCGCATCACTACTTGTTGTTGAAATACCAATAGAAGAGCCATTGGAAAGCATGATATTTGTTTGACCATATTCCACAGCACCAGCCTTAATAAAATTTGGCATCATTTCAAATGCTGTTTTAATTCTTTTGAGAATCATTTTTGCAGTTTGTTCCTTGTTTGCGACAACAAGAATTCTTTGATCTTCTTCAAAAAGAGCAACCCAAAGAGCATAAATTGTCATCAAAGTTGTGTTTGATGTTGCAATGTTTGTTTTTCCACAGAGAAATAAACTATCCTTGGAATCCACAGTAATGCAACGGACTGGAACGGATTCCACTTCTTTAATGGAAACAATATTATCAAAATCCCTTTGTTCCGGATTCAATTCAGTGTTTTTACATCTTGGAATTTTGTGGAATATTTTACTATCCACAATTTCTTGTGTGGTTTTAACAGAACCTGAATTTTCTTTTTCTGAAATTGTAAACCAACGATGATCCGCATCTGCAACAATCTTTTCTCCATTTTCAAATTCTATTTCGTAACATTTTCTATCATGTAAAATATCATGGGCTTTGACAACATTACAGGGATTTCCATCGAGACCAAAAACAACATCTCCGTCTTTTAATTCTCCCATTGTTGTCCAACCGTTTGGGGTTTTAATTGGAGTATCCAGTGCCAATGCTTTTCCTATCTGTCTAGAAGCCAACAAAATGTTGAATCTATTTTCGCTCAATGCCTTCAAAATTCTTTTTTGAAACTTGTGTAATTTAATTTTCTGTCTACCTTCATCCACATTGATGATATAAAAGTAATTGCTTGCAAAGTGTAGAATATTTTTTCTACATTTCGCAATCTCCTTGATCATATCAGGAGTGTAATCGTATTCCGTCTGTGCTGTGGGAAGGTTTGTATTCCCCAAATAAAATTTTTCTTTTGGACCTTTTTTTGCTGCCATTTCAAATATTTAGAACGAGTTTGAAAAAATAAAACGAAATCTTAAATAATTCAAAATGGAAATGTTTTCAAAATATTCAAAGAATGATAATGCAATGTGCGGTCTTTTTGGAAAGTTTTCAGAAAATTTTGAAACTATTAATTCGACAGTCATAGGTGTGATCACTCAAGAAGAATATTTGGGTGTTAGATTTTTAATAGATTGTATAGATGATAGGTTTTTTTCCGATGAAAATTTAATTGATTATTTTGAAAATTTCGTAGAAAATATTTCTTTCAAATCCATAACATCTGTGAAATTTAAAAATTACAACGAAAAAGACGATATTGAACTTCTTGTCAAAGAAATCATGCAATATAGTGAAGAAATAATAAATCAAAACGAAACGATTGCGATAGAGATACCAACAACAGATAATAAAACATTTGATTTGAAAACAAATTTCTCAAAAACCTTTATTTCAACTAACCAAAAAAACAAAAAAATTCTATTACTAACAAACAATAAATCTTTAATTGAACTTTATGAAAAAATTTAATACTTTAGTCAAAAAATTGTTGTTAAACGAAGCTCCTATGTTTTTTGAGAAAATCTTACCAATAAATTTAAACGATGAATCAAAAAATGAAGAAATTGTAAAGAGTTGTTTTAAAAATGGAGAAAAACTCAATTCATTTGAAGGTAGAGATGTTTACAAAAATATCATCAGTCAAAACTATTATTATTTTTGTTTTATTCAAAACGATGTAGCTGATGCATATGTTGAATTTTCAATAGATGGTGACGGGATAATGAATAGCGGAACCGTTGTACAAAGAAAATCCGAAGATACTAAAGGTTTTTTGAGGCGAGTTTTTTTAAATTATTTTTCACAAAGTTTCCCTAGTGTAACGTTGGATCAAGTTGCAAATACGTTAGGTACAAATTTTTTCAAAAAACTTTTAAATGAAGCGAATAAAAAAGGATTTAGAGCAACCGTTTTCAATAATAGAACAAAAGAAGAAACAGATTACATAGAAGAAGATTTTGAAAAATATTGGGCTGGCCTGAGCCATATAAAAGATAAAAAACCAAATCCAACTAATTTGGTTTTTAAAATATATTTCAAGTAGTTTGTTATTTTTGCACATCAAAAGCATAAATAAATTCAAACTATGATGAACAGAGCAAAATCAATCAAAGACATCGGTGATATCTACCGTGCAATGCAACAAGCCAGTGCAGCAGTTGCTGGACAGCTTAACGAATCAGTATCCAATAGCAAGAAGAGCCAAAAAGTCAAGGCCAAATTCCCAAAGGATACATTTAAAAAATCTGAAGAGACTGTAAAAGAACCTTCGACATTTAAAAAGGGCGGACCAAAAAATGTAAAAAATCTCGCCAAGGCAAAGAAAAATGAAAAATTTTCACAAAAAACCAAAAAAGTTGTGAAGGAAGATATAAATAACTTTATGAGCATATTTGATAAACTCTACGAAGATGTCATGAAAAATGACGAACTAAATCTAAACACAGGCATTGGAATGGGACCGGAAGGTTCTGCTGGAGATGTCGAAGACCTTGGTATGGACAGCGATGTCGATACCGACTCTGAAGGCGATGAATCTCCAAAAGACATGCTTCAAAAGGCAATCGATCTCCTTCAAAAAGTAGCCGATTCAATGGGCGAAGATGAAGGTGAAGACAGCGATCTCGAAGACCTCGGCGTTGAAGATAAAGACGAAGACGAAGATTACGAAGACCAAGACGATCAAGATGAAGATGATGGTATGTATGAAACCACCGACATCGAGAAACTTCCTGATTCGGCTGGTCACAAGCTCCAAAAGGGAATGGATGCCGCTGGAAACATCAAGGCTTCTTCTGGTAAAGCCAATGCATCAGTAACCGATACTGTCGGTATCGAGACTGGCAAGCACCCAATGGATCACAAGTCAGAGCTTACCAATCCTTCCAAGAACAAAGTTGGAAGCCTCAAGACTGGTAAATCCCTCTTTGATCAATAAGATTCTAACGACATATTAAAAACAAGAAAACCCCTTGGGATTACCAAGGGGTTTTTTATTGTGGGGAATTATTGGGGAATTAGTTCGTATTTTAAACTTCCACAGTCGTAGATTCTCTTGTATCCATTCATTACCATATTTTCTCTTTCAGATAATGCGGGGTCGAAGTTTTCAAGTTTCTCTGCCAAGAATTGTTTTGCAAATGCAAACCTGTGGAATCTTTTTCTACAAGTTTTATCCACATACCAATAATTAACATCTGTTTTTTTAACAAGATTAAAATTAAGCCTCTCATATAATTCACCATTTGACCATCTTCTATCACAAAAGCTCATTACTTTTTTTGGTGCATAATTCTTGATAAAACGAGATAATAGTTTCTGTGCTCCACCATTTATTGTAACATTTCCCATAGAACAAAATCTGGTCAATTCGTATTCACCTTCTTGTAGGTTTTGGCCAAGTGCTTTTCTGGATTTGGAAAATGTCATAACAGATAGAAGTCTTTTTCCTTTGAACAATCCAAGTCTAATAGATGCGATATCTGCACCCTGTAGATGGTATTTGTTTAGGAATTTGGATGATGTTTCGTGACTAATTGGTTCAATGTGACAATCTCTTGCATTTACTCTTACTTTATTAAGTCCAAAAATACTCCTCAATCTATTTTCAACTTGTCTTGGTTTTGATTCAATTTCATCTTCAAATATGTGAATTAATTTTATTCCCAATTCTAGGCACATTTCAGTCTTCATAAGATGATATCCTTTATCCTTTTTTTCATCACTGTGCCAATGTAAACCATTACATTCTATTGCAATATTATGTGAAGGAATTTTAAAATCCAACTCGAATTTTTTCAATGTCATTTTGTCTCTTTTTATATGTGCGATACCATATCTTTTTAGAAAATCCTCAACAAAGACTTCAATGCTTGTTCCGCTTTTATCGCACAACTTACATCTTATATCGTAATTATTGTTAAGCCAGTGAAGGAAAATATTTCCACAATTTTTACACTTCCATTCGTATTTTGGACCGTAATCATGTGCTCCTTTATATTCATCAAATGTAAACAATGGAATGAGCTTATTATATCGATTTGGAAGATTGCTGAAATATCTTTTCTTAATAGCGAGTCCTGTTTTATCTCCAACATATGGTCTTACGATATCGCCATTTTTTAACCTTTCTTTATACTCATCCGTTTTGCAATAATTATCCACACCATATTTCGTCAAATTGGTTTGTTTAATCTTTTCCATTCCATACTTTGATGCAAATACATTCTCTGCTCCATATTTTTCCAAATTGGTTTTTGATGCTTTTTCTTTAATGTGATCATTGTCAGCAAATCTGCAAGGATTACTACAATATGTTTGAAATCTCAATTCCGTTGGATTAAATTTAACATCTTTTCCGCACATTTTACATACTGGTTTTTCTAGAATATCATTTATATAACAGAAAACTTTTAATGAAAAAGGTTCGGTTATCCAAGGAATGGTTGATTCGATTAATTCATATGCTTCTTTTCCGAAGTTTTCTATAAACATTTTAGGTTTAAGAAACCGTGTTGTGCCTTTGTATTTTTCGTTTAGAAATGTGATTATTTTTTCTTTCATACACAACTACCTTATCGCCACCTTTAATTTTGTCAAATGATTATTTTAGAACAAAAAAAGAGAGCCAAGAATTTCTTCTTGACTCTCTTAGAGTTTTGCCTTGACTTCTATTAGAAGTAGACCGAAGTGTTCGCGGGTGTAAACCCTTCACCGAGACCTGCTAACAGAATAGTATGGTAATACAGGTTGGCTCCGAAGATATTGTCAACAACACCATAGCGGGTCATAAGACCAACACGTGGGCTGAAGTCATTCGGTCCAATTGTCCTTTGGATCATCACGGGGATGTAAGGGCAATAGATAATACCAGTATCGTAGAACTCTGGGCCTTTGTAACCAAGTAGTGCATATTCGACGCGATTTGCGCGAACTTGCCCTGGTGAAAGGTAAGTTGAACTACGACCTTGCTCAAATTGAGCTTCTGTACGAGTATCACGGTAAACATTGAACCTTCCTCCGAGATTACCAACCTTTGCGACACCGACAGGCTGAGTATTTACATTACCTTGGACAGGTACCCACTGAAATTCAGGGAGCATCTCAAGGATGGCAGCAACACGAGGAGTGCAAACGATGAAGTTTGCTGCACCACGGCGGTTGCGGATTGCAATACGGTTAGCTTCGATGATCAAACGTTGATAGAAATCGCGGTTGCGCTCGACGAGCCAGCGGCCATCGGCAGAAGCAGGACTC